CCCAGGTCTCCATCCTTAACCTTAACGGCCTTCAATACCTTATCGATGATAATAACCTTGTTTACCACTTCCAAAATCATTCCCTCCTTGGCTCCTTTGACCCTATTAATAATGCTATTATCTGAGGGGAACCACGGTTCCCCTCTAACCCCTCCCTTTATCTAGGAATTCAATAAAAAAAGTAATGTAGATTAAGTTTAATTTGTTTTATTAATAAAAAACATTTTTTTATGTTGTAAAAAATTGATTAGAAACAATAAATATAATTTATTACAAATATATCATCACAATGGTAAAGAACACAACTGGTGGAACCGGAGCTAAGAGCTTGGCAAGAAAGCATCAATCTAACAATAACAATAATCAACTTCGTTTGCCCGAATGTGATTTAGAACAAATAGGATGTGTTACAAAAATGCTAGGAAATGGGATGTGTGAAGTTCACACCAATGACAATGTGCGTTTGATAGCGCGCATACGAAACTCTTTCCAGGGTAAAAACAAGCGTAATAATCTAATAACGCCACATTCTATAGTAATGATTGGTTTACATGAATGGGAAAGAATCCCAAAGAATTGTGACATCATGGTATTGTACACATCCAATCAAATTGAACAATTAAAAAATATCCCAAATATAAAAATGAATCATGTGCTATCATTACAGCTAGCCGGAACAACTTTTCAATCGGAAAAAAATTCAGGTAAAGAAATTAATTTTGTCGATGAGGAACCTGAGATAACCCCTCAACAATTACCCAAAGATCCTATTGATTTTCAAAACTATGAACAAGAAGAAGTAAATATTGATGACATTTAATTTTAACCATACATAATTTGGAAGAACAATAATATAAATAAATTTTTTTAATTACATTAATATGTTTAATTTCTATGTTTGCATTCCAACAATCACTGGGTACGAAACTGCGTTAAATGTTCTCTTAGAATCACTGCCTCTTGAATGGAAAAACAAGTATATTTTAGTTTACCAGAAAGAAGAAGTAGATATGATTACAGTATTTGATGATGGTCACATCGAAGTAAGGATGAAGCAAAACTTACATGACTATGGTAATTGGATAGGAATTTACAGATTGTTAGAAAAAGAGTTGATCCCCAAAAATTCATGTTTTCTTTTTGTTCATGATACATGTAAGTTCGGTAATGATTCTTATAGACTAACTAGCCACATAGCTAACGTTTTCATGAATGAATCTGACTATCAAATTATGTGGTTATCTCATTTAGGTCAATGTAATATTTGCCTAATAAAAGAAGCCGGCATATCATACGGTTATAATGTCTACAAGAACATTAATGAAGTTACTAAAATAGAAGGTGTAAAATGGGAATGGGATCCTTATCATGAATGTAGTCCAAAAGCTTTTGAATTAAAACAATATTTTATTCCAATAAAAACAGAAAAATTAGGAAAAATTAAAATCTATAGTGAAAATGAACGAAACATTCTCAAATATCCAAGTATAGATTTGGAGAAATATTTTGTAGATATTGTTACTGATTCTGATCACCCATATTCACCATAAATTATTCTTAGACAGAAAACGACATAAAAAATTGAAAAGTTTTCAAAGAAAAAATTAAGTACAAAAACAACCAAAACCAACAACAAGATGAACTGCAGTGGATTTATGTCAATGATGTCGTGCTCTGGGTGCGTGCCATTCTATCAAGAGAATCGGCAAGCGCACATGAATCGTGGCGGATGCCTTTATGGTGAAGATGGAATGGGTGAGTGTGAAGAAGAAAATGCAGAGTTATTTTGCCTTCCTGTGAATTTGGAGCCAGTGTTCGATGCTTCTGTAAAATCAGATTCTTCATCAAATTATAGTGAATTTGAGAGCTCTAGTGTAGGTGTAGAATGCTGTATTTGCTACGAGACAATTGGAAAGACAAATAATTGTGTTACCGAATGTGGACATGCTTTCTGTTTCAAATGTCTCATGTCAGCCATGACATACAACGCGGTTTGCCCTTACTGCAGAGCAGACCTAGTTGACAAACAGCAAGAAGAAGAAGATGAAGAAGCTGAAGATGACAACAGTGAGTATATGTCAGACGAGGAGGATGACGAAGATGATGAGAATGAAGAGAACATCCGAGTCGACAAGGGAAACATGGAAGAGGTGGTTGCCCGCCTAGTTGGCAAGGGAATTACTATGCTTGATGTCGTGTCTGTTCTTTTCAATACATATAGCAAAACGGACGACAAATACACAATTGGATACATTGATAACTTGACCGCAGAGCTAGATATTGTGAATATGGATGTACATAATGAAACTGATGAAATGGAGAACATGGCCATGGAAGATATTAGGGCATAAAAAAATAGTTAGAAAAGATTCGTGTTTGTAATTTATAATTAAATTTTTTAATTAAATTAGTAGAAACGCAACAGACGCAGGAGATATCGGATACACTGGCACTGCGTTTATACGAACAGATGTTGTATCATTATCACTATTATTATAAATTATTTTTAGTTTTTTAAAAGTTGTTGGTACTGCAATTTTTAATATTTTATCAGTTTTATTTTTTAAATAAAATGGAGATCCAAACGCCATCCTATTCTTGTTATTTTTTATTGTAAGATTAAAACAATAAACAATATTAATAATCAAAAGTGTAAAACTAAACAACCGGGTTTTCATCTCGAACAACTAGGATAATACAATTTATTTGGCAAAGAAAAAAATCAATTTTTTATTGCATTCCAAATCACACTATTTGTAGGCGTATTTTCTTCTTTACCTTATCTTCATCTTCAAAGAGAAACATTTTGCATGTACATTTTGAATAATTAGAAATATCCCTATGCATATTAATACGGGAAAGTAACTTCAATTTCTCCAAATAAACCATGTAATTTATAGATCCATCATTTTTTACAATCTTATCAAATACCACACCTTCATGATCAATATCCATCAATTCAGGATTAGTAAAAACTCGGTTGAGAAGATCACATTCCGTTTGTATCTTTCGAATTGATCTCATTGATGTGTTTATGTACTCCATCTTATTCAGCCAATTATTGAGAAACTTCATAGCATCTACACTTATGTTTTTTACAAGACCTAGATGCTGAAATATTATAAATTGATTTAATAAATCCACCAACCTTCTAATGGGACTTGTTATATGAATATAAACCTTTGGTTCATTTTTAAAACTTCTACTGCTAATTAATTGATGTTCCATTGAAACATCTTCAGTATAAGGAAAATATTGGCCAATTGTATTATTCCAACTACGAATTATTCGTACAGTATCCTCTTTAAGATCAACCGCATCAACTCTTAAATTTGAATTTATATAAACCGCTGATCTAAAAATACCTATTTTGTTTTGTGATAGAAACGATCCAGTAAACATATTCATTTGAACCATCCAATGCGATACCACATCATGACTGTTCTTTACTGAATTATCCATATTGTAAGAAACATCAAACAATTTTTGATAAGCTACATCGTTATTTAATAATTTCGGGTCTTCATAAACATAATTTTTATTCACACAAATCAATACATTCGCGTATTTAATAGGTATATCGTGAACAATATTACCTTTTTTATCCACTACAATATCCATTACTAAAGCAAATCTTGATTTATTCTGTTGTAAACTACAAAGAGCATCAGACAATACTGTAGGAAGCATAGGTCTTCTTCTGTCAGGCAAATAAATAGTAGATACACGTTGACTGAATGAATTCCAAAGACCCAGTATCTCAAGCCATACAAACACGTTTGCTATATAAACAGAAATGCGCAAATTTTCTCCTACTTCTTCAATACTAAAGCCATCATCATAATCTAAACTATTTTGTGGATCAATAGTAAATATATATTTGTCCCGTCGATCTTCAATGACAAAATTTGAATTTGAGAATATTTGTTGTACAAATTCATCATGTGTTTTTTTATTTAGAGCATTACGTGTTTTATTCGTAAATTCAGATATTGAAACATGCAAACTTTTGGAATACAACTGGTATTCATAAAAATGCTCCAAAACATCTACATCTCCAATGGTTTCAGTAATTATTCCACAAGGATGTTTGTCATTCCAATTGTCAAAGCGAAATACAACATACTTATTCTTTTGAACCTTTGAAAATCCCAGTTTTACTTCATAAGGTACTAAAAATGTTGGTAAATATGTGTCGTCTGGAATACATTTATAATAAAGCCGTTTACTGTTTTCTGTCCGTCCAAACGTCTTATTGTTTTCTAAAACCAGTATTCCTGCAATAGCTTGGCAACTTCGGACATAAGAGTGTATTTTCTCAACAGTTTGTTTTCCATCTATTTCAGAAACCTCAAATACGTCTCTGCTGAAAATCTTTTGCTCCAATGGCTCTATTGTTTTCAAAATAGGATAATCATCTGCTACTACATCACTATTTGATTCATTATTGGCAAACGTCCATTCTTTATACGTCCGATCACGCACATAAATTTTGAATTTTGAATTCATTACGTTTTTAGGTTTGGATTGAGTCTTTAATATGAATAGATAAATTCTCTGTAAATCAATTTTTTTCTTGTTTAATTATAAAAAAAGTATAAAAAATAATTTGTTTACTAATATTAAGGAAAGAACCCTAATGTTTGATTGTTGTTTTAGATTACAGGATAATGAAAAGCCCATAATTAACCAACCATTAATAATTGAAGAAATTTATGCACCAAATCGTGAATACAAATTATCAAACATAATTGAGAACAAAAAGGTAACTTGGATAACAAATCCATCAATACCAACTGAAAATTCATTGGAGGAGTTCAATGTTTTATTGAAGAAAATGAGAGGTATAAAAACAAATTCTACGCAAAATAAATAACAAAAATATATTAGAAGGTTCTCTTTATAATATATTAGCTATGCCGCCGAAATTTTTCAAAAAATACAAGAAAACAACTGAAGGGAAAAAAGAGTCTGTAAATTTATCTTCTGCAAAATACTTAATTATTGTTGAATCTCCAAGTAAATGCACCAAAATAGAAAGTTACTTAGGATCAGAATACTGTTGTATCGCTTCAAAGGGGCACATCCGGTGTGTAGATGGAATAAAATCCATAGATACCAAAAAAACATATGAAGCTACATTTTCTATCATTGATGAAAAAAAACAGCATGTAGAAGTAATGAAAAGGATTGTTTCAAAGTTCTCCAAAGAGAACATCATATTAGCATCAGATGATGATCGTGAAGGAGAAGCTATAGCGTGGCACATTTGTAAAGTATTTGATTTACCAGTTGAAACCACAAAACGAATTATTTTTCATGAGGTAACTAAGCCAGCTCTACTAAAGTCTGTAGAGAACCCAACTATTATAAATATGAATTTGGTACAATCACAACAAGCACGTCAGGTTCTCGATATTATCGTTGGATACCGCATTTCCCCATTTCTATGGAAGTATTTGTATAATAATAAATCTAATTCATTATCTGCTGGAAGATGTCAAACACCTGCTCTTAGATTAGTATATGACAATGAGAAAGAAAAGGGGGAGGGTATTGAAACAAAATACAAAACTATAGGCATTTTTTTCCAAAAGCAATTACCTTTTGAATTAAACCATGAATTTGATAAAGAAGAACAGGTTCTCGATTTCCTAGAAAAATCAAAGAATCATAAACATAAATTAACAGTTAATTTACCAAGAGAATCTACCAAAACTGCCCCTAAACCTTTTCATACATCCAGATTACTACAAGTAGCTAATAATGTTCTCCATATTTCTCCCAAAGAAACAATGAACCTTTGCCAGATTCTTTACCAAACTGGTTACATTACCTACATGAGAACAGAAAGCTCTGAGTATTCAAAACCATTTCTTGAACAAGCAGAAAAATACATATTAGAAGAATACAAAGAAACCAAATATTTAGGTGATCATAAAAAATTAGAAAACAAAGACGCATCCAACCCGCATGAAGCTATCCGGGTTACAAATTTACACACAAAAACCATAAGTGACAATTCAGACACTAGATTAGGATCAATGTATCGTTTAATTTGGAAGAACACAATGGAAAGCTGTATGTCGGATGCCAAATATAATGTTATAAAATGCACAATTAATGCCCCGCTAGAAAAACAATATGAACATATTATTGAGATTCCACTGTTTCTAGGATGGAAGATAGTGTCAAGTAAAACAGATCCTACTAATAATGAACAATCTGAAGGAACCGGTTTGCACATGTATCTAAAAACCATTGCTTGCTCAAATGAAGAAGTTAAGTATCAAACCATCACAACTACTGTTGTTCTGAGAAATAAACATCAGCATTACACAGAAGCAAGTTTAATTAATAAGTTGGAGGATCTAGGAATAGGTCGTCCATCCACTTTTGCCACAATAGTAGAGACGATCCAAGATAGAGGTTATGTAAAAAAAACAGATCTAGAAGGTACAAAAAAAACCTGCAACGAGTACATCCTAACAAACAAAGTAATTGAAAAAACTACAAAAGAAAAAGTGTTTGGCAATGAAAAGAACAAGTTAGTTATTCAGCCAACAGGAATTCTAACAGTCGAATTTTTAATAAAAAACTTCGAAACGTTGTTTTCCTATGAATACACTAAAAATATGGAAAACGAATTGGATTTAATATCGTCCGGAAAAGAAACTAAATGGTCAACTATATGCAGTAATTGCGACAAAGAAATAAAGGATCTTTCCAACACAATAAAAACAGTTTCCAAAAAAACATATCCCATACAAGAGAATTACGATTTGGTTTTTCAACCCTATGGATCGAGTATAAAACATACAAAAGACGATGGCGAAATAGAGTATTTAACAACTAAAAAGGATATCAAAATAGATTTAGAAAAATTAGCCGAAGGAGGGTATTCACTTGAGGATCTTATTGAATGTAAAAATGAATGTTTAGGTAAATATGAAAACGAAGACATTTATTTAAAAAATGGTAAGTTTGGACCTTACGTGGAGTGGGGAGCAAAGAGAGAAAGCATCAAGGAAATAAAAAAGCCTCTAACTGAAGTAACTATAGATGATATTATAACGTATTTCAAAGAGAACATTCAAGATAAAGAAAAGAGCGTGCTAAGAACATTGAATGAAAATTTTAGCATAAGAAAGGGAAAATTTGGGGCGTACGTATTTTACAAAAGAAAAGATATGACAAAACCAGAATTTCTCAATATAAAAAAATTTAATGAAGGATTTATGACATGCGAAAAAGAAACTTTACTCAAATGGCTGGGTGAAACCTACAATTTGTCCACAATATAAATATGTAATAAATATATAAATGAATCCAGGAGTAACGTTTCTCAATTACTTAATATTTTTTGTATTGTATTTGCTTAGTTTTTACTTTTTTAACAAAAAAAACACAGAAATAATCGGGTTTTATATGTTGTTTGCGGTTCATCTAGGCTGTACTATTTACAATATTTCATATTTGACATCGTTAAATAATGTCGATACAAATACAATCCCCAAGGTTATTATAGCATCCATTTTGACATCAAGCGTTTTATACACTATTTCACTAGTTTTTATAATTATGATGTTAAGTAACATGAAATTCAAATTTGATAAAACGTTTGGCCAAGCAGTAAAATTACCTCCTATTTACAAAGTAAAATTAGAGGAATATAAACGATTAATTATAGTTACTTTTACTATGTGCACAATTATGCTTATTTCACTAACAGCATTTTATGATTATATGAACATCATTTCAATCACTAACGCTACAAGATCCAGGCAAGACTTGTGGAACAATAAATTTCCTATACTCGTTTTAATTATTTCGGTAATACCTGTTATAATTTCAGCTATTGAATTGAATACAGCTAATCACTTTTCTGTTTTAACTAGACAAGAATTAATGAAATAATACAAAATAAATACGTTTAAAAACAAACGTATTTGTTCTCTATACTTAGTAACAGCATGAAATTTTACGAATCACATTTTGAAGAATACATTTCATCACTAGAAAAATATAATCTTCACCCGGAATTGAACAATATTTACAGATCATTACCGTCAAAAACAAGTGAAATTGAAAACATAATATTTTATGGCCCATCTGGAGTGGGAAAATACACACAGGTTCTCAATATACTAAAAAAATACAGTCAAAGTGAATTAAAATACGACAAGAAAATGACTATCAATACTGAGAAACAAAATTACATATACAGAATAAGTGATCTTCACTACGAAGTAGATATGTCTCAATTAGGTTGTAATTCAAAAATATTATGGCACGATATTTTTTTCCAAATTGTAGACATAGTCTCAGTAAAGCAGGAAAAAACCGGCATCATTTTGTGTAAGAACTTTCACCTAATTCATACTGAATTACTAGAGATATTCTACAGTTACATGCAACAATACAATCATTCACAGACCAATATCAAGATTAAATTCTTCATTTTAACTGAACATATTAGTTTTATTCCAACAACAATTATAAATGTCTGTCAAATAGTAAGAATTAAACGGCCGTCAAAGGAAAAATACTTAGAATTGTCAAATTATGTATCAAATAGTAAAAACAAGGGTTATTTGCAATACATATCAGACTTCAAAACCAACAAAAAAAATCCAGTAGAAAACAATAAATTTACCGATTTAATTAATAATATAAATATCGACGGATTGATAAACATAAAGGAAATTTCTTCTTTTCAACTAATTAATTCAACAGACGAAATCCCCAAAGACGTATTCAATATTATTTGCGATAACATAATTCAGGAAATACTTAACCCTAAAAAAATATCTTTCACTGTCTTGAGAGATACGATATATGACATATTAACTTATAATTTAGATATGACCGAATGCCTTTGGTATATCCTACAATTTTTCATCAAAACAAACAAATTAGAAAGAAATGATGTTTCTGAAATATTAATTAAAACTTATATCTTTCTAAAATATTATAATAATAATTATCGTCCCATATACCATTTAGAGAGTATCATATTTTATATAATAAACAAAATACATAATTTTAATGAACTATAAGCAAGCATGTAAAAACCTGGAAATAAGTAGTTTGGAAGAATTTGACACTGAGCATTTAAAAAAAAAATATAGAACTTTTGCTCTTAAATATCATCCTGACAAAAACAACGACGAGAACGCGGTTCAAAGGTTTCAAGAAATACAAGAATCATATGAATATTTATTGAAATGTAAGAATTTTGAAACAAGCGATATTAGTTCCGATGAAGATGAAACAGATTCTGAAGATTATTCTAACAAAACTAATTACAAATCTCTCCTGTTTTCGTTTTTAAAAAATATTGTTACAACAGACGCAAAAACAAAGATTTTATACATATTAAAAAATATATCCAGTACATGCGAAACAAACGCACTAAAAGTACTCTCCAAGTTAGATAAACATATGTTAATAAAATTATACGAAATAATAGAAAAATACAGTGATGTTCTCCATTTTAGTGTAGATTTTTTAGAAAAAATGAAGGAAATTATTAATGAAAAACTAAAGAATGACGAATGTATTATTTTAAACCCAACTCTAGAAGATCTCTTTGAAAACAATCTGTACAAACTAAAGGTAAATGGATTCACTTACGTAGTGCCACTCTGGCACAACGAACTAATTTACGATAGTTCAGGAAATGATGTTTATGTAAAATGCAATCCTATTCTACCAGAGAACGTTGAGATTGACGAAAAAAACAATATTTATGTGAAAAAAGAATACAATTTACAGGAAATTTGGAAGGAAGAATTTTTGACAATTACATTAGGAAAAGAGAGATTTTATATTATGTGCAATGAGTTGAGATTAAAAGAAGAACAAAATGTAGTCTTCATTAAACAAGGTATTTCTAGAATAAACACTAAAAACATGTATGACGTTACTAACAAAGGAGATGTAATCATAATAGTTAAATTGCATTAAACTTATATATAAATAATAGTATAATTATATATAAAAATGAATACCTTGTTTTTAATTATTTTAACAATTCTATCTTGTAGATCATGGTCGTTTGTAAACCATTTCAAATTTGGAAATAAATTTTGTATTAAAAATGACGAAATTACAAAACGTATCGAATATGAATTACCTTTAGAAAAACAAGACGTTGTTAATAAATTTAACGGAGCTTATGCGTTGATTGGTCCAGACGTTGATATAAACAAGGTTTCTACATTATTTGATTTATTTGTAGGAGACGGAATTATTCAAAGCGTTTTTTTTGACAATGGAGAACTAACATATAGTAGAAATTACATTAAAACTGAAAAATTGCTTCTTGAAGAGAAAATGGGAAAGATACCCAAAAATGTCGGGTATTATTTGTTTTTTGGTATACTTCACAAAATGAAGTTATTTCCAAACTTTCTAGGATTAGCAAACACTGCAATCTTAAAAATAAAAGATAAAACATACGCTTTGTATGAAAGAGACATGCCTTATTTAATAAAATTTGATTTTTTTCAGAAAAAAGTAAACACCATTAAAAAGGTTATTCTTCCTGATATGACGTATTTTTCTGCTCATTCACAATATAATCCAACTACTAGAACAATAGATACTATAGAATATGACATGATGACAAATAACGTACATTACAATCAATTAACCAATTATTTTACTCTTTTAAGAACTAAGAGTATTAAGATGGAATATCTCCCAATTGTACATGACTTTTTAAAAACGGAATATAAAATTGTTGTAGTCGATTCACCATTAATAATCGATTTTAAAAATTTACTAAGGAAAAAAGTGCCTATAATTTTAGACAATCAGAAGAAAACTATAATTAATGTTCTCGACAAACGTACATTTCACATAAATAAATATTACATTAATGAAGGATTCTATATTTTCCACTATGCGGATTATAAAGAAGATGAGAAAGTAATCGAAATATATGCATCATTATATAATACCTTGGATTTTTCAGACCTAAATATAAGCGGAAAATACAGAAAAATGGTTATTAACAAAGAAACAAGAGCAGTGGAAATAATTAAAAACGTAGAACTAGAAGAACTCGACCTTGAGTTTCCAGTTAAATTCGAGAACAATATCATTTTGAGGAATAACGAGAACAAACGTACAAATGGATACGTAATATGCCATGAATTAACAATCGTAAAAAAACTTATTTTTACTAATAGGTTCTTCGCAGGTGAACCAGCTGTTCATTATGTTGGAAAACAACCCTATTTAATATCTTTTGCATTCGATGAAAATTACGAAAAAAAAAGTTTTTTAATCATCATTGATTTAACAACGTATGAAACCATTGAAATACCTATCAATGAATCGTTAACCCTTGGATTCCACTCACAATTCATTAATCCTTAAAAAGACATAATGGTGATATCCTTATTCTTGCACCATTATTTTCAATAGCTTTCATATGAAAATAACGATGCTCACAATCTGTTGTCGGATGTATTATTTCATGATATGACTTATCAATTGTAAAATTTCGTCCCAATGCGTTCTCATTTTTACGGAGTAGATCTTTAGAAATTTTATCAAAATTCTTCTTAATTCTCCAATCATATTCGCAGTTAATGAATTTATCTTTCTTGTAAATAGAAAATCCATTAAAAGCAGAAGTACATTTTAATAATGAATTTTTATCAAGATTTTTTAATCTGTTACTAACATAATTAGTAATTTTCTTCACGATATCAAATCCACCTGGAAAATGCCAACAACTACAAACATATGGATCAATGGACAATGCCCAAATATCATAATAATTTTTCCTATTAAACGATAATGCATCCCAATCATTGTCCCTTTCCAATGACATTTTGAGAACATTTTGATCCATACTTCCTACAGATACGTCGTCCATATCCATCATTACAAAATATTTGAAATCATTTTGATCTTTATTATAGACATACTGCAATAATTTATTTCTTGCATTAGATATACGCTGGCTACGTAAAGTAAAATCTTTAATTAGAATGTTCTCTTCTACGTTAATAATTTCTAACTTATATTTTCTCTTTAAATTATTCAATATTTCAACTGTATTATCACTCGACGAATCTTCTGCAACCACAATTTTGTAGTCATCAAACAACGGAATCATTTTATTAATATTCAAAAATACCCTCTCCAAGTATTGGGCACAATCTTTCACACAACCACAAATTAATACTTTCTTTGCCGAAACAGTTTCACTAAAATCGATATTAATTACGTCGATTTTCTTAGAAACGTTCTCATTTTTATCAATGAATAAATTATTATAAACCCGAGTTAATTCAAATTCAAAGCTATCCATAAACGGTTTTGGTTCCATTAATTTTAAGAAACTATCCCGAATGGTTCTCTTATATTCATCTATCTTATCTGGATTATTTACCAAGTTTACCACAATATCCATATATTCTTCCTTCGAATTAGCAACTAATTCACCAAGTCCACAATTTATCAAAAGAGAACTCGAAACATTGGTTACATGATAATCAGGATGATAAAGAGTTACAACAGGAATTGAGTTTAACAAACTATTACAAGTCGTAGTTGTTCCAGAATATGGAAATGGATCCATCATTATATCAAACATAGTAAATACTTTTTCGTATTCTGGATTTGTCAATTTTGCTAGAACTATAATGCGATCTTTCGTTATACATAATTTATCTAAATAAAACTGAGTTCTCTCTTCCTTATTATCAAATGATTCTAGTTTAATTAAAATTATAGTGTTAGGACATCTTTCCAAAATGGTTTTCCAAACCTCTAACAATTCTTGATTTGTTTTGTTCTCTTTGTTAACGCAACCCAGAATTATTTTACTTTTAGTTTTTCTAGGATTAATCTCAAATTTGTGTATAGAATTATAAAGGAGAAAGCATTTTGGTAATCGAATAAGCTTTTCTGAATATCTCTGTTTAGATAATGGAGAATCGGCTATAGAATCTGTAATGCGGTATTGTATTCCTTTTAATCCAGTAGTATTTGGATAACCTAAATATGATATTTGTATTGGTGCAGGATGATAAGTAAATATTTCTAATCTGTTTTTAACAGTATGCCCGTTTAAATCAAACAATATATCTATTTTATGTTTATTTATCATCTCAGCTGCTTCTTTATTATTTAATCTATTAATTTCTATAATTTTCACATCTAATGATTTGTAACTATCATCAACTTTGTCGGCATTAGAAAACAAATATATTTCAAAGAATTTTTTATTATGATGCTTAATAATAGGTAGAATAAAATTAGTAACAGAATGCATTACAAAATCAGAAGAAATATATCCTATTCTAATAAGGTTGTTTTTCGTTCTATTTTTAAATGAGAACAATGGTCTATCTGGTATGTATTCATTAATATTAAGATATATTTGAAACAATTTTTCATTATCAGCGTACATGTAATCAGAAAAGCATAAAAAGTTTTGAAACGACAATAACTTTTTATTTAAATCTAAATCAAACTTCAAAGATAAATCGATTGCTTTTTGTGTATATTTAAGACAATTATCAACATCACTACTTGCACTAAAAATATAACCTGCATCATGATAATTTCTCCACTTCTCATTACGGTCATAAGGAGTTTTGCATTGTTTTTGTGAGTTAAGTTTAATCAATTCTAATAAACACTTTAATCCATTTTTGTAATTTAGTTTTATCAATTCACATCTTACATAAACAGTCAAGAAATGCGGGTCATTTTTAAAATTTTCAAATAAGTTATCCACATTTAATTCATAAACATGATTTGAAAGACCTACATCCAAGTACAAATTACATAAAGCATAAAAATTTTCTAAGTAATCTGGTTTTATACCAAAACATAATTTGTACCAAAGCATTTCCTTTTCTAAATCAAGTCCTTTAAAAATTGTCCCCATTTTGTGATAAATTGTGTGATTTTTTGGATAAAAAAACAGCAATTTATTTAGAATTTTTTCTTTTAAGCCTAGTTCATTTGTTTTTGTTATCAGATCAAATCCAGCTTCACATATAAGTTTTGAATTAGCAGGATGATGTATATTAGCTGTATTTGACATAAAAACATTACAAGTTTCAAAGAAATTTTGTATATTTTCCATTAGGGATATTAATCTGATATTTTTAATATATTGTTGTGAAATATATTAAATCTTAAGATACATGTCAAGTTCTCGGAATAATTTTACGAATATGATAATGTATTAATACCATTTTGTCCCCATCTTTTACATGAGCTTCTTCGTCATTACCAAACGTTTCTTCTAATAATTTTATCTTCATTAAAGGTTCTCTATGCTCTCTAATAAAATGAAATAAATTTTTACATAAAACATGAAATTCTCTTATTAAATTCTCATTAGAAATGTCGTACAAATCAAACAAAGCCTTGTAAATTAGAGGATTTTTGGGAGTAGCTGCCAAAAACCCCTGAAAAACTGTGCCTGGGAAATAGCTAGAATTAACTGTCAAAAAATCTGCGTCACAAATTATATTGTCAATATTTTCGTAAATCATTGCATCCATGTCTATGTAAACGCCTCCTTTTACATACAAATAATAATATCGAAACAGATCAGCACGATGTTCTCCATAACTAAATGTATAAAACTTGGCAATTACATTAGGAAATTCTGGAACTGGATTCTCAGAAAAAAATTCGATAATTTCATCATCTGTAAAATGTAAATATGCCCACCCTGGAGAACTTTTATTTATTAGATCTACAATATATTGTTCTGGCTTTTTTCTGGAAGTTTGGACAATGGTTTTGGGGATAGACATAATGTATATTTTAATGATTCTTTTATATTATTAATCTAGCTTAAAATAATCAATTAAGAAAGATGGAATCTAGGTATTTTTGGTTCTCCACACTGTCATAAAACCCCTTTTCTACCAAATCTTTAAAATTATATTTCTCTTTGGAAAGCAAAGTTGTGTAATCCGATATAGTTAGCGTTTTAGTAAAATTATTCTTTTTCTTCGTCCATATACTAGGATAGATGTGCAAAACTGGTTGACTAAAATTAACATATGGGCTTTTACTAAAACCACCGTCAAATGTGAATACGTTTCTATAAACGTTAGTTAATCCCCCCGTTATCAGAGGTATATGAGAACTAGCTATACAACAATCAATTGCATCTTCAAGATTATGAAAATCGGTATAAATTACTGTGTTTTTTTTACAATTGTCAATAGTAGTTACTCCAATAAACAATCTACGCAAATCAAAATCATCAGATTTATAATAGTGTAATAATTTACTCTTTATTCTATTCTCAATATCGCTAATTTTTTCAATATTTTGAAGATCAGAATCTAATATTTTTGTTTCTATTTCTGAAATGTCTCTTTTAAAGCATAATAGCAACGAATTCCAAGATCCAGCAGAAGCACCTGAAAACACATAGTTTTCTAAATCATAATTCTGTTTAATAAATTTACAAATACCCAACACGTAAAATCCTTTAAATCCTCCTGGTGATATGGATATAATTTTTTTGTTTTTCAAGAATACGTTTTCAGAGAACAAATGTATATTTTTAAATGAGTGTGTGTTTTTTCGATAAAACCAAAAAGATTTTATCATATTGTTAAAAATTACAAATATAAAAAATATATTATAAACGTTCATAATATAATTTATGCATAAAAGTATTTGAATTTATGAGTTCGCATTAAAAAAGATTAATTTAATTAACTTACAAATAATAAACTACACTACTTTTTTGTTTACGTTTTTAGGCAGCAACCTTCTTCTTTACAATCTTCTTCTTTGCTACAACTGGTGCCTCCTCAACAACAGGCTCTGGCTTAACTGGCGCAGGCTCATCCTCCTCAGCATCTGAATCCTCCACCTCAGTAGAAGTAGGAACAACCGCAGAAACCGACTCCTCCTCATCCTTTACTTGAGGAACGGAATCCATCTTGCTAATGTCATCCATAGAAAGCTGAATGTGACACTTTCCATAAACACTAACAACCTCCTGAGGTTTAACTACTGTCTGGACAACCTTCCATGTGAGACCCCATCCCTTTCCACCAAACCAAAGACCGCCACACTGAAGGACACCTGCAACATTACTCTTCTTGGGAACAAAATCCATAGGAGTCATATTCTCATTCTCGCAAGGAAAGATCTGCTGTTGCTTGGTGTCGTAAATCTCAATACCCCAACGACCGTTGTAGTTAGGAACCTTGGCACGAATCGAAGGAGGCTTAGAAGGATCAATCTTCTTGGTGGCCTTGTCCTTGGTATACTTGAGGAAAGGAAAGAATGTATGCTTAACAACCGCCAGAGACATCTCCTCACCAAACCAGGCATCGCTGTTCTTAACAGCATCCTCAAGAATCTGATTCTCAAAGGCCTTCACCTTCTCCAAGAACTCAGTTGTTCCTGCGGTTGCATAATCAGAATTGGGAAAATTGAAAGACATGCTGTACTTACCATCTGACTCACCAGTCTTCTCGTCAACAAAATCCGCAATACCCCATGTCATCATGAGAGGTGTAGAAATATGGAGAGAACGATTTGTCTGGGTACTAATAATATTGATGGACTTGCCACCACGATCATTGACCTTGGGTTGCATATAACGAATAGCATCCGGCTTCCACTCGGACGTGCTCAAAACAACAGGAACGGCAGGCTTCGACGACATAACTAAAACACGGGGGGATTTATAATATATATAATGTCAATTCTTTAAATCAATTTTTTATAACATTTATGGTCTCACAGCAGAAACGCTGACAGAAAATAAAAAATAATTCAAAAATAATGGTTTTTATATATTTATATCAGAATCATTTAAACAAATATATCTATTATACATATATATAATGCTTGAAAATACAGACAATATTATAAATGAATTTATACCGATAAAAAACAACATTACTGATTTAAGAAAAAAGAAACCTGTTACAAAAAAAACATTAGATTACAAGGAATACTCGATAAAAAGACCCTTATTAAAAGAATTCAAAATTCCTGAGTTGAAAGCAATCGCAAAAGAAAACCAATTACATGTTAGTGGGACCAAGCCTATATTAATAGAAAGAATAGTTGGACATTTTAACAAAATAAAAAACGCTATTAAAATACAATCTTTTTACAGGGGGCGGATTGTTAGATGTTCCATTTCATTAAGAGGACCTGCTTTAAACAATCGATCATTATGTGTGAACGATACGGATTTTGTTACAATGGAACCAATTAAAGAAGTACCTTATGAATACTTTTTCAGTTACAAAGACAACAAAGATTTTGTTTATGGTTTTGATATATCGTCATTGATTGAATTAATAAAAAAATCAAACAAAGTCTTAAATCCCTATAACAGAGAAAAATTCGATGACAATATTGTAAAGAACATTAAAAAACTTTACAAATTTAGCTTTATTATTTATCCGGATTTTAAAAACAACAATGAGAGTTTAACAAAACCCACTAATAATCAACCTATCATTAGACCAATAAATCTACTGCCTACAAATCCATCAGTTAATACGTTCATTGCATTTTCAAATAACGAACAATTGATCAGAATACAAAATTTGTTAGAACAGAGAAACAACACGGTTTCCCAAAGAATTAACAATTTATTTTCAGAGATTGATTTACTTGGAAATTACACATCATCAACTTGGTTTACATCATTACATCCTTCATCATATGCGAGATTATTCAGAAATCTACATGATATTTGGTATTACAGAAGCCGATTGTCTAGAGAAACCCGATTGAAAATTTGTCCATTATTAAGCCCATTTATTCCATTAAATAATCCATTAGACCATTCTAATGAGCAGACATATTTAAACTTGGGAAATATTCAAGCATTATGTGTAGAAGTAATTGAAAATTTAGTTTTTATGGGTATAGATGATGATCATAGAAAACTAGGAGCGTTTCATGCACTTACTGCTTTAACTGTAATTTCTACTGAAGCAAGAAACGCGATGCCTTGGTTATATGAATCTGTAAATTATTTATAAAAAGTAACAATTAGTTTTTAATATTTTTGCGTTTTTTGTTTAAATATTAAAAATTCTATTACCAACATTCGAGCACAAATAGTTATTTTATTATATTATAACAAAAATGACTTAGAAACGAAACTCTTTAAGTAATTATAATAGCCAGAATGGTTAGATCTGTTAAGTCCACTGCCCCCGTTTCCGTTACTCCTGCCGTTGAGGTTGCCGTCAAGGCTCCCCGTACCAAGAAGGTCTCTGCTCCTAAGGTTGAGGTTGCTCCTGTAGTTGCTGCTTCAGTTGAGGTTGCCGCTCCTGTCGTCATTTCCACTGCAGCTCCAGGTGGTGAGCTCTCTGGTCTTCCCAACAAGATGACCGAGTTCAGCGCAAAGCTCCAGCAGCTTATTGGCCTTTTCTCAACTGTCAAGAATGATTTCAAGACCCTTGAGAAGGCTGTCTCTCGTGAGATGAAGATTGCCCAGAAGCTTTCATCCAAGAAGCGTCGCAACAACGGCAACCGCAAGCCCTCTGGCTTCATCAAGCCCACCCGCATCAGTGATGAGCTTGCCGAGTTCCTCGGTAAGACCATTGGTACTGAGATGGCTCGCACTGATGTCAGCAAGGAGATCAATGCCTACATCCAGTCCAATGGACTTCAGGACAAGTCCAATGGTCGCAAGATCAACCCTGATGCTAAGCTCACCAAGCTTCTCAAGCTCAGCAAGGAGGACGAGCTTACCTACTTCAACCTCCAGCGTTTCATGAAGCACCACTTCATCAAGCCTGAGGTTCCTGTTGTAGCTACTGCTTAAATAAATTCAAAATGAAAAAACAACAAACAAATAAAAACTAGAATGAGAATGAGAATGGGAATTTATCTAGTAAATTTCATAATAATAATTTTACATTATTATGAAAACAAAAAACAATATAAATATTTTTGTTGATAAATTCTATTATGTCTGAAAGCCCTTCTACTACATTTGAAGAAAACGCAATAAAGTACATAAACTCAGTTAAACCACATGTTCATTTATTAGTTCCTTGTTATGGGGGGATGTGTTATGTAAATTTTGTCCATTGTTTAATTTCCACAATGGATCTTTTTCGAAAGTACAACGTAGGTATTAGTGTGGATTTTTGCAAAAACGACAGTCTAGTTTCTAGAGCTAGAAACAACTTAGTCGCAAAAGCCATGAACAATAGCAAAATGACTCATATCATGTTCATTGACAATGATATTACGTGGGATCCGGTAGACATAATTAAATTACTTGTTTCTAACAAGCAATTAGTTGGCGGAATTTATCCATTAAAACATTACAACTGGAGTAATCTATTGCATGATAAAAAAAATCCGAATTCCACAAATATTATCGAAACGTGGATTGAAAAAAAAAATAATTCTCAATTTAAGGATTTAATATCTGATGAAAGCATGATCCAGAACAGAACATTATCATACAACGTGAACTATTTAAATTCTACTATACAAGTTGAAAACAATTTAACTAAAGTAAAACATATCGCCACTGGCTTTATGATGATTCAGCGTAACGTAATTGAAAGTTTATCGAAAGCTTTTCCATCAACTAAATACACGGATGATGTAAGTTTTTTAAAACCAGAAGAAAATAAATATGCCTACGCGCTTTTTGATTGCGGCGTAGAAGACGATCATTACTATTCTGAGGATTGGATGTTCTGTCATCGTTGGACCAAATTAGGTGGTTCAGTTTACGTAGACGTTACTATTAATTTAACTCATTCAGGAGTGGAAGATTACAAGGGTAGTTTAATAGCATCTTTGATTTAGAGGGAACACAAATCCCTCTCTTTCCATTATAAGTTTTAATTCCTCCTTGTTCTCTATTTTTTCCGTAATTTCCAAATGCTCCCATTTTTCCATTTCCGTATCATTACCGAACTGGAAAAGTTTGTATGTTTTTAACAAATGATTGTAATCGTTAACATACTTTGTGTTTTTTACAAGCCATAAATAAAACCCGTATTTTTGTTCATCTGGACTATTTTTTAAATACTTTTTATATTCTTCATACCATTTTAACGATTCTCTTAAACAAGTATTCGAATGAATATTATAATCTGTTCCTGAAAGAACCATGATTTCAAAGAATTGCGTTTCACTCATATTCAGATCATTCAGAATGGAATTTGTGTCGTACAAAATAACACTATGATTCATCAAACTTAAATTCCGTATCACATTTTTACAACCATACAAGAACATATCCATATCGTCGCTTACACACCCCCACGCTTTACCTGTTTTAACTAAATAACCACATAAATAATCTGCCTCGCCTGGCGCTTCATAATAAATCACACCATAAGCATCCATTAACGATTTTACTTTTTTAACATCTTCATCCCTTACGCGAACTATTTGTCTTTTCAATGATTCCATTTCTTGGATTATTTCCCTTTTTTCTTCATCGGGTGCAGTTTCTAAAATTAATTTCAAATGATTGTACTTTTGTTCGGCATCCTTTTTTTCTATTTTTCTTTGACGCAACAAATCACGTTTTTCTGGCGGCGGTTTTCCATCAAATACAAACAATGGTGTTATAGAATAGGATTTTAATATAGAAATAAATAAATACATGCTCTCCATCAAGCTGTTTTCACCCGCAAATTTGTAAAGATAAATACTTGTGTCTATGACTACTGTTTTGTTTTTTAAATGTTTAAGATGTTTTTTTGATATAGATTGTTTACTACAATTTTCACGTAAAAATCGATTTAGATTCTTGATTCCCATTTTTTTATGTATTAGTGAATTATAATGACCATCAGAATAAAGAAGAACAAATTCAATTTTTTGAATTTCTCATTAAATATTAATATCAGCAAATAGTAATGACTAAAAATTTAAAATCGTTACAACCAATTTCTGAGTATTTAATAGATTTTTTAGACACTAATATATCACACAGAATAGGATGTTTTAAAAAAACAAATTTTTCAGAGGATACCGATGATATGTTTTATTCTTTGTATGAAAAAATGATTCTAGCAAAAAAGGATTTTAAAAAAACAAAAATTATTATCACACCATTAGATACTTTTACAAAGGGCAATAATCATGATATTATAGAAGAAAGAATAAGATCTCATATAAAAACTGCTAATTTATTTGGTTACAAATACGATTTTGCTATCAATGATCGAAACATAGAAGTTAATATACTCTGCGAAAGTAACTGTGATAAAACTTATTTTGACAAAGCAATTCAAAAAATATACATATGGCTAGCTGTAGCGTTTACGTTTTCAGACAAAACATGTTCTCAGGTACTGTCAATTTATCTTTATTTAACAGATCTTGAAAAGATAGTTCCAGAAAAGAATATTGTCATTGATACCATTAACGCAAACACTGGATTTACATTTACATGTAGATCTAAAAACGAAATTAATATTTATAGGAAAGAGGAATGGTTCAAGGTTCTCATTCACGAAACGTTTCATAATCTTGGATTGGATTTTTCACACTATGAAAACGCGCATATTAATAGAAAGATACTTACAATATTCCCTGTAAAATCAGAAGTATGTTTGTACGAAACTTACTGTGAAATGTGGGCTGAAATATTAAATATTCTGTTTATTGTTTTTAATCAATCAAAAAAATCAGAAACAATAGAGTACATGATTATTAAAGTGGAAAAACTATTAGATTATGAGAGAACATTTTCTCTTTTTCAATGTGCCAAAGTTCTTAAACATACAGGTGTTTCATATACTCAATTATTTGAACGTTCTCAACAAAACCATATGATTCGTAATTTAAGATACAAGGAAAAGACATGTGTTTTATCATATTTTATTATTAAATCAATATTCATGTATAAAATAGACCATTTTTTAGAATGGTGTATCGCACATAATGGAAATTCATTGAAATTCGGAAATATCGTTGAAATAAACAAGTCCATGGAAGATTATTGCGAATTAGTGGAAAAACATCATCAAGATAAAAAATACATTGCCTGTGTAACTGCTTTAGAAAATTGGTTCTCCCAACAAGAAAAAACTCATCGTAAAGATGATACAGAGTTAAAGACTCTACGTATGAGTTTATTTGAAGAAATATAAAACTACATAAATGAAAAAAGGTTTTACCCTTTTCTCTTTACTTAAATAACGATACAATGAAACTACTACACTAATACTATTCTAAGTTTTTTTTTACATAATACAATTATCGTGTTTAAAGCTCTCCGTCCTCAATCTTATTGACGTTGCTTGTTCCCTGAATAAGGTTGGCAAGACGTACATTCTCCAAGTGCATCACCTCCATCTCAGATCGAAGGTCCGCATTCTCCTTCTCAAGCGAAACCTTGATGGCATTGAGCTGGTGGACGTTGAGTGACCCATCTGCCTCAGGAATAGGCTTGTGGTTGATCTTGAACGCCAGGAAGCGGCGTGTGTCGAAGCGAATGAAGTCAAAACCATTGTAGTATCCACGGCAGTGAAACTCCCCGGCCTCATTCATAAACTTGCGGATGCGACCCACGTCCAGATTGTCGCACCAATACTGGAAGTGGACATAGGCGCTCCGGATCTCCTTGTCTGAGTCGGCCAGCTTGCGTGTGACGTAGTCAATCCTGGTAATACGACCAACTTTGAGCTGGTTCTCGAAGAGGTGCGTGAGGTCGACATCAGTCCCCTCAATTGCCAAGTCATCGGGAACAACCGGAATGTAGATGCTGTGCCAGTCCGCGTCACCAAGCTCAAGAACTGGTGAGTAAGGTGGAAGCTTAGCCATGGTGTTATGATCTAGGATAATCTTAACATGGGTCATTGGCTTGCCATTGGCAAAGTGAAACTTGATGGAGTCTGCATCAGCAGGAACGCAGATGCCCTTCTCTGGGCTGTTGAGGAGAGCTGTCTTGAGTGGATTGATGCCGCTGTACCAGGAGTCAATATGAACAACTGCACTACGAAACTCGGCCCCATTAGCAGCCTTGTTGTTGGTAATGTAAACAGCAGAAACGCCACCAGCGCCTAGATGGTGGTCGACGAAACGGGCGACCTCATGAGTGGTTTGGAGCTCAACTGGAAGACAGACAATCCTGATGGATGGGCTGTACTCCTGAGCCATAGTAGACATGTTAGCAGAGACTGAAGTGGACATTTTGAGATAAACTCTTGGTTTGGGGGAAAGATATCAATTTTAAATTCTTGAAATAAGTTTTCAATTTTTTATGTCATTTTCTGACGAATGACATAAAATTGATCAAAAAATAAAACATCATTATTGTAATTCTTTTCTAACCTTCATTAATAATGTATCTGCAATGTGACCTTTACTACGTTGAAAATGTACCAATTTGGCATCTTTCGTTTCTAGCAACATATTTTTTAATTCTAAATTACCAGAAAATTTGGCTTTTAATGCTTTTGCACGTTCCATTTCAAAAATAGGATTTGTTCCCAATGTATAAAAGTCAGGATCTGGTACTATCTTTGATTCTCTAAGAATACGGTCCTTTACTCTTCCAGATTTACTACCTGCTATTCTAGCTAATTCTAAATCCTTAGAAATGTCTGTACCACTTTCAACAGAAAACTTTAAATAAAAATCGGGAAATCCCTTCTTAAATTGAGATGCTAAAAAATAATGTTCTACACTGTTCCACCTCTTCCCCTCTATAGAAAAAGGCGTTATCCACGAATCATCTAGTTTTCTACGCCAATCTTTAATAGATCCTAAAACCTTGAATTTTATCGTATCTTCACTTTTTATTGATTCTCCAGATCCCTTACCTGGCTTAGGAATTTTATTTGCTTTGGAATAAAAAGAAAATACAGTGTCCTTATCATAAAGATCTCTAGTTAAATAAGCATCTTCATCTTCTTCGCGTTCTCCTTCATTAGCGGATAATCCCAATCTTGTTTTTAAATTACGAAAATCCTGTATCAAATAATAAGGCCCTGCATTTTTTTCCAAGCATTTGTTTATTATCAATATTTTCACATCATATGGGATTTCGCGAAATTTAAAAAGTTGCTTCTCCTTATAAGAAATAGATTTATAATGTCTTCCAGTATAAGAAGTCATAATGTAATAATCTGGAACAAATTTACCGGCTTCTTCCAAATCAGAATCGTTTAATTGACCACATTGCATAACAGAATCTACATCACCATCAGTGTATGCTTCCTCAGATAACAATATCATTTTTATATTCAACAATTTTTCCATAGTTGATATAGTCCATGTGTCTGCCCAGAAATGTCTAGTTAAAATAAATTCACGGTATTGCTCAAGATTAGTTAATGGTTTCATATGTTCGAATTCATCTAACAACTCTGCTGTTCCGGATTTTTCGATTTTTAATTTCTTTATATCTTCCAGTAATACTTTGGCCTGCTCTACCATTTCCTGATTCTCTTTTTTATTTTGAGATTTCTCTATTCTTTTTTTCAACAAAGATATTGTCTTAGTTGTTTCCTTTATTTCCTTCTCTTTTTGCTGCATTTCTGTTAAAATTGCCAAATAAATCGATCTAGACTGCTGAAATATTTCTTCTGTTGCTTCTTTTGCTAACAAAGCTCTTAGTTTGGCGACAGTAGTTTCCTTTCCTATTTGTTTAAATGCATCACGGATAACTGCAAAAAAACAGTCGCCACCACCTTCATTGTCAATAACATTATAATTCGTATTTTTCATCAACTTTTCAATCCATAGATTTTTTGGCGCTTCTTTATATTCACGCTTTATTTCTTGCGATTCTTTGTTTGTTTCCTCAGGCAACATTGGAGGAATTTTGGTGGATTCATTTGTTTTAAAAATACCCTCTTTTAATTCTTCTTCCACTGTCTTATCAGTTTCAGTTTGTTTTTCTTCTGGAACTTTTAATGTCAGAACGTCATCATCGTCATCTACACCAGTTAAATCAACTACATCAACATCCTTAGAAATATCAACTTCATCCTTTTCTTCATTTTCTTCTACCTCATCTTTTTCGTATTTCTTTAATAAATTTTCTACAAATTCTTTTGTAACATAAAATAGTATGTTTTTCTTAGATAATTTTACATCACCATCTTCATCTAAAACGTCTATTAATTTATTACTGTCTATCTCAAAAACTCCTATCTGAGCTCTGGGATATTCATTAATAATTAAATAAATTGGGAAAAATACAATATCATAACGTGAAAATGTATGACGTTGCCTACCCAATGCAATAACTATATTTAATCCATTAAATAAATAATCATACAAAGGAGATGAGTACTCAATATCTTCATTATCCAAGTCTTTTGATTCTTCATAATGAACCTTATCTGGATTAATTCTTGATTTTACCATTTATATTCTATAAAGGTATTATTTTATGTACGTTTTTATTAATGATTTTTAGAAAAAATAATTAATAATTTATTTTTTAATCTTATCTAAAATATCCATATATTTGAATATTGATCTACTAGAAATACTTACATGCCCCCTTGCTCCAAAATTAGCCAAATCTTTGATTTTTAAAAAAATGTTACTCCATGAACTATCGTCTTTCAAATCTATAAATGACAAGGTAATAAATATGTAAATATTTTCAGTTATTTCCTCTATTTGATACTTTTTATCTTCCTTATCAACAAAATCAAAAACTATATCTAACAAATAAACAATAATATCAGAAATTTGTTGTTTCTCTAAAACGTTTTGTTTCATCAAATTAACAATGAACGAAGTCAATGCTTTGCGTTTGTCATTTATTTTATTATTATCACAAAATTTATCATAATCAACGTTTCCGTCTACATATTGTATATTTTCAACACTTACCTTGTATTGATTAATAACGTTATGAATATTGTTTTCAAAAACGACATATTTCACAATCATTTCTTTGTACAATTTTGCATACAATTCTGAATAAAACTTGTTAGTACTAGCTATATCAAATATAGCATTTGCTATCGTGTTTACACTCAATTCGTCTTCCTCTTCCAATATAATTTTGTCAATCAATTCAAAAATACTTTCCTTTTGTGCATCGTAGTTCTTGCTAGAAATCTTATTCAAACATGTACGAATATCATTTATTATCTTATCCATACCTTCCTTCTTTTCTATCTTTGTAACCTTGAAAGGTTTCGCTGTTTCCCACATTTCATCTATATTTTCAACTTTGGGGAACTTCTTCTGCTTTTTTGAATTTGAAAAGTACCCCTTTGTTTTGTATCTAGAATCACCACTTTCCGACGAAGACGTTTCAACAGTTGGTCTAGAATTCGTTACTATCCCTGTTTCTGAAATTAATTTATTTACAATCAACATGACAGAATCTGGTAACTTATACTCATAACCTGAAAATGCTATAGTTTGAAAATCTGTTAACAGGTATTTCATTGGTTGCACTTATATTATAGCAGCGTTACTGTTTATATAATTTTAATAACAATAAAATAATTGTAATTTGGTTTATAAATAATAGTATAATTGGTATAGAAAGTTAATATCATGAATAAGTAACGTTTTTGATGGAAATAGAAGCAGAAACGATTATTGAAAATAAAACACCAAATGAATTTCCGATGGTTCAATCATGGGACGAATACAATATAAAAACTGAACTATTACGTGGTATTTACGCATATGGTTTCGAAAATCCTAGTGAGATTCAGAAAAAGGCAATCCTACCAATTATTAGTGGGAGAGACGTAGTTGCTCAAGCTCAATCGGGTAGCGGAAAAACTGGAACGTTCTCTATTTCTACATTGCAAAACATTGATGTTTCTATAAACACTACTCAAGCAATTATTATGGCTCCAACTCATGAACTGGTAAAGCAAATATCAAATGTTATTATCAGTTTAGGGACATTTATGGACGGACTCGTTGTGAAAACTATTGTCGGTGGAACATCTATTCAGCAAGATGTAGCTGAAATGCGCGAAAGAACACCCCATATCATAGTTGGATGTGCAGGAAGAATTTACGATATGATCATGCGTAAATATTTAAAACTAAATGATATCAAAATCCTAGTTTTAGATGAGGCGGATGAAATGCTTTCTAAAGGGTTTAAAGAACAAATCTACAATATTTTTCAACGCATGAATCCCAATTTTCAAATAGCACTTTTCAGTGCAACCATACCGGATGAAATACTAAATTTGTCCAAGAAAATAATGAGAAATCCGGTTTATATTACTATGAAAAAAGAAGAATTAAATTTGGAATGCATAAAGCAATACTATATTGCTCTCCATGACGATATAAACAAATATGATACTCTAAAAGACCTTTTTTCTTTAATAAGTGTGAGTCAATGTATTATTTATTGTAACAGTGTAAGACGTGTAGTAGACTTACAAACTGCCATGATTAAAGAGGGTTATTCAGTATGCTCAATACATAGTTCTATGACAAAGTCTGAACGCGACAACGTATTCATGACATTTAGAAAGGGCACTTACCGTGTACTTATTTCATCTAATATTACGGCTAGAGGAATTGATGTTCAACAAGTAAGTACAGTGGTTAATTTTGATATACCAAAATGTGTTCACACTTATTTGCACAGAATTGGTAGAAGCGGGCGATGGGGACGTAAAGGTTTAGCAATTAATTTTGTTACAAAACATGATGTGTTTAATCTAAAAAAGATAGAAAACCATTACAATATTAAGATCGAAGAAATGCCCGCCGAAATTAACTAAGATTTTTGCGTTATGATATAATAAGGTTTTTGTATCTTTATTATATCTTATCAATGTTGGAAATACAGAATTACTTCTACAAGCAACTGTTTCCGACTGTCGAAACTTTATCTGAAAAAGATAACAATATTACAAAACCTCCTATCAAGATTAATTCTAACTTTAAATTACCAATCTCTTATTTGGATTCTTCTGAATTATACACATTATCAGATGTGGTAGCTAATGATTTAGAACTGGCTACATCGATCACGAATTCAAAATCTATGTATACTTATTTATTCAAACCATCACATAAATTTGCCGAGGACATGATTGAAAAGTGGAAAGAACAATTCACTACCAATAAGGAATATCTAAAAAATACCCAACAGATCATCTTAGACATGGCGGTCTACAAAAACGCAATGTCAATAAATTCATACAAAACAAACTGTGAAAAGATAACGTCGATTTGGGAGGATTTGAAATTAGAAACCAATTTCCTAGATCGCTATGGATACATTGAATGGGAAGCGCTAGCACATTTGAATGAATCGTCACTCTTTCTTCAATCATTAACCGTCATGAATGTTTTGTCACCTGCTGTAAGTTTATTTTTGCCTATACTTTTTTTTATCTTTCCATTTGTAATCTTAAAAGTTCAGGGTATTCCTATTACATTTGATATATATCTAGTTGTTCTTAAAGAGTTGGCCAGAAATCATTTTATTGGAAAAGCACTCATGTCAATGGAATCATTATCATGGGACAAAGTAATATATTTAATAATCACCCTAGGATTCTACTTATTACAGATTTACCAAAATGTGCAAGTATGTCAAAATTTCTACAAAAACGTCATTCATATTAATGATTCCATTCTAGAAATACGTAATTTTACCAAATATTCTGTACAAAGTATGGAGAACTTCCTGTTAGTAACAAAAAATATTCCTACTTATGAACTTATTTCAAAGGACATACGAAACAAATGTGATAAACTTAAAGAAATATATATAGAATTAGAATCCGTACATAATTTTGAAAATTCATTAAGTAAATTTACTGAAGTTGGATATATGTTAAAATGCTATTACAAGCTCTATTCCAATAAGGAATATGAAGACGCGTTAATGTATGCTATTGGGTTTGAAGGCTATATTGATAATCTAATCGGTGTCTATGAAAATGTATCAAATAATATGATTTCATTTGCTGAATATGGCACAAACTCTAATTGTGAATTTGAGGATCAATATTATCCACCATTAATGGACGAATCTCCAGTAAAGAACAACTGTGATTTTAAAAAGAATATGATTATTTCTTCCCCTAATAAATCTGGGAAAACAACTATATTGAAGACCACGGTTATTAATATTATATTTACTCAGCAAGTTGGATGCGGATTTTACAAATCTGCGAAATTAAATCCATACACTCATATTCATTCCTATTTAAATATCCCCGATACATCAGGTCGCGACAGCTTATTCCAAGCTGAATCAAGACGTTGCAAAGAAATTATTGATATTATCAATGAGAACAGTAATGCAGAAAAATACCGTCATTTCTGTATTTTCGATGAATTGTATTCCGGAACAAACCCAGAAGAAGCATCGAAAGCAGGACATGCATTTTTGAAATATTTGTCCAAATTTGAGAACGTAAATTTCATTTTAACTACCCATTACTTTGCCATATGCAAGAAATTTTTAAAATCTGAGGTTATACAAAATTATAAGATGGAAGTCAATGTTCTCGATGATGGTTCTTTTGAATATACTTACAAGATCAAGAAAGGTATATCAAAAATAAAAGGTGGAATTCGTGTGTTAAAAGATATGAATTATCCACAAGAGATCATTAACACAATAGAGAAAAAATGATTTAACACATATTTAAAATGTCTGTATGTATATAATGAGTCAAAATACTAATGGAATTAATTTAGATTCAGAAGGTTTTGATCCTATTAATTTAGAACGTATGTCTATTAGTGAATGGATAAAATTAGATTCTGAAGCTAATATTGTTTTAGTTTTCAGAAAGGAAATTTATTTAATAAACGCATCAGTTGCTCACGGAGTATTGCTTGAAAAGTTATACGTTGAATGCGATGAAGATAACGAACCTATATTAGACAAAAATACAATAACTGGAGATCTTTATGGAATTTATTTTGATCTTAAAGATATTGGTATTCCAGATTTGACATGTGAAAAATATGATTGGGACAATGTTATAATGAAGAACGTTGATTCTAAATTTTTTATAATTGAAGAAGACAAAGATTACCCTACGATCAGAATAACAAATATGGACATAAACAAATGCGAAGCTAGTAAACCTGTAACGGTTGGTATAATATCAGAGATAGAAATATTGCCAGCTACATTGTTGCCTAAGGCAGTCGGTGGAACGAGAAAAAAGAAGATTAGAAGATCTAAAATGAAGGGAAAAAGTAAAAAGGTAAATATAAGAAAAACTAAAAACCAAAACAAAAAGGCAAAGATAAGAAAAACAAAAAAAGTAAACTAAAAAAATAATAGTATAAGAAATTTTTTCATACTATTATCTAAACCAAATTTGCCCAATTTTTAAAGTAATTTAATGAGCAAGTTTCAACCAACAATCCTCCATTTGCGTATATACCGTAATTCATTCTCTCATCATCATTCTCTAGGGCCAAATGCCAAATTGTATATGTACCTTCTGAATTCCAAGGTTCTGCGCGTTCATCAACACTGGCCATAAGACGATATTTTTTATCAGTTACGTATATTTTACCCATCTGCTTAATTAAGTTTTCACGCTCTACGTCTGTTATTTCATCAACAAGAATTGAATGGCAACCAGTTATGTATAAATCCTCTGTGAGTTCCGGGTAATTCTCAGTTCTGCATTTGTAAAGGCGATTCTCTATACGTTCATTGTTTCCTGGGTTATCAATTGTACTTTTTCCAATCATTTCAATTTGCTTATATCCATCATGAATTGTCTTTACTACATTCCCCTTTTTTAAATTTTCAATAGGAACATACATATCTATCCCGTTTATCATTGTAAGAATCTTAGTACCTTCTAAGAAACAAGGGGCTGAGGGATATAAATAATAAACTACATAACCTGGATATCCAATAAGAACATCACCAATATTATAAACAACATTTTGAGGTGATGATCCTGTACTATTTGATGCAATTCTCCATTGATTAAATCCACCTGGTCCTGGAGTTACGCCCTCTCCAATTTGAAAAGTTGCCCCTGAATACAAAATATTTGTCTGCGCAAGAGCATCTGCTTCTGATGGATAATAAGTAACTTGTGCTGCAAATCCTACTCGCCCTCCCAATTCATTCATAGGACCAAGTAAAAGACGTGGTTCAGTTCCAGTATTTTGTGTAAAATGATTAGTTCCTTCATTAAATACAAATGCACTGTTAGCATTTATGGAGTAAGAAGTATCATCAATAACAAATTCACCATCACTGTCATTTAAATACGCTAAATACGTATTTTCAAAATTTGTAGATCCTATGTCTTTATGCGCTGGTGTATCCCCCTTTATCCAGCGCATTGGAACGTTAGATGTTTTAGACAAATCTAAATCTAAATTTGTAGCGAGTGATTCACGAATTGTTTCTGTAAGAGGTAAATTGAAATAAACCACATTTGTAGTATGTAGTTTTGCTTTTGCGTCTAAAACATCTTTATTTTGGATAAAGTATTCAAGATCCTGATCTGAAAACAAATTTGAGAAAACAGTAGGCATTTTTTATATAATATATACTATATAATAATGCTTGAAATATTTTACAAAACATTTTTAGAGACAACTGATCCGAATACTGAATACAGTCAACTACTTTCATTCCATGTCATTTACAGTATAATTGTGAATGTTGTTTTATACACGATTGCTTACGGATTATTAGTTCATCTTTTTAATTTACCTAAAAAATTCAAGATATTTGTAATTAGTATAATTTGTGTTATGATTTCGGGTTACATTGGTCGCCTAGCCCGTGTAAAAAGTATTTATAATGTTTTATTAGAAAATACTGACATTCATCACGCACGTGAAAAAGCTATGAAAACTATCCGTCAGAGTTATTTTACTTGGTATTTTCTTTCATAAATTATGTATTGTATTTTGTCCTAATAATATATAAATTTATTGAATGAAATTTAGTAACAAATACACAGAAACAATATGGAATTATCGTATACTTTGGATATCTATAATAGCGGGTATTTTTATCTATTATAGAACATTAGATTATTACAAATCTATCCCAAGACATAATGTGTTAGCTTCAGTAGGTGTAGTTATTTGGAGTTATGTAACGTTAAAAGAACCATTGTTTTTATTAGTAGGTCTGATAGCATTAAATCTATTTGGAGAAAAACATTCGCTAGATGAAATTAAATAAGTTGTGGAAGAATTATATAAATATCAAAGTTTATATAATCCAATAATCCAATGAACATTATTCAAACGTGGAAAACTAGCGAAATCCCGGTTCACTATTTTGAATTTATACAGAAATTACGCGACAACAATCCGCAATGTAAATTCCTTTTTTTTACAGATGAATCGATAGTAGAATTTATAGAAGATAAAATGCCCGAATATTCAAAGGTTTTTGCCGATTTAAAATACAAAATCCAACAGATCGACTTTTTTCGCTATTTAGCTATTTATCATTACGGTGGTCTTTATCTTGATTTGGATATGGACACCACATTATGTTTTGATGATTTAGATAAAACTGTCTGTCATTTTCCTGTAGAAATAAAAAACAAAGATGAATCTATCTTACTTGGTAACTATGCTTTTCATGCACCTGCTGGCCATCCTTTCATAAAACATATTATTGACAACATAGTTAGTCCTCCTATTTCAGATGAAGAAATACGATTTGCCCAAGAGAATCATACAGACGACAAAGAACATGTTTATGTCTATTACAAGACTGGTCCTGAGCTAGTTACCAGAGCTTATTGGAGTTACCCTAATCGTGAAGAAATTAATTTGCTTAGTCGTGATCCTCATGAAAACGACTGTTTTGGAAAATATGGTCGTCACCGTTCTTACGGATCATGGAAACATCCATCCTCAGATCAAACAACTTTACACTCTTGAACATTTTAAATGGAACGCCATTTGGGCGTTCCACTAGATGTTCAAGGGCAACGTTACCGATAAATCAATTAAAAGGCAAACCGCTTATAGCGGTTTGTCCCATTTTAAATGTTCATCGGTGTATAGATAAATAAATACAAAATTTTCAGATTTATATTTATTCCAAAACATAATGTTCATTAGGAGATGTGGCATACCATTGTTGACGCAAAGATGCGCGCATAGCTCTAGAATTAGGACTATTTCCTTGTCTTCTCTCATTACGCCAATTAGTTCTCCTATCAACACGTTGTGTCCAATAATCAGCTATAGCTATTTTATTCTCTGCATCTTTTCTTGCGTCCGCGTTATCTTTGTTAGCATTAGCATAGATGATTGCCTTTTGAGCAGCTTTAATAGCCGCCGGAACAATTGTAGGAATTACACCAGAAGTAATGGAAGGAGGATTTTCGGTTAATTCTCTAAGCTTTCTAGCTGAAACTGCAGATTTTGTACCACCATGTCTTCTTACAGTTTTGCGATTTTTTCTACTTCCTCTTCTAGTTTTGGGCATTCTATATATTAACTAAACATTTTAACCCCAAAAAATTGATTATGCTAAATTATTATATGTTCATTATAATAATCTAACCATGTCTGGCACTTGTGATATTTGCGTCGAAAAATACAATCTCAGTACCAGAAAACTCGTATCCTGTCCGTATTGCCATTTTGATGCATGTAAAACATGTTGTGAAACCTATGTTTTAGGAGAAACTTCTCCAAAATGTATGAATAATTCATGCAATCGCGAATGGACTAGGCAATTCATTACTTCATCATTCCCCAATACTTTTATTAACGGAAAACTAAAAAAACATAGGGAGCAAGTATTGTTTGACCAAGAGCGTGCCCTTTTACCAGCAACACAACCGGTTGTTGAGCGTGAAATTAAAATAGAGACTGAAGAAAAAAAACTGAGAGACACTCAAAAGTTAATTCGTGAATTAAAGAATCAACAATATGATTTACAAAGAGAAATATGGAGATTAAGAGATAGAACCGCACCAGTTGAGCGCGCTGAATTCATAAGAGCATGTCCCGATAGTGCATGTCGTGGATTTCTAAGTACTCAATGGAAATGCGGTATCTGTGAAAAATGGACTTGCCCAGATTGTCATGAGATAAAGGGATTAAGCCGTGATGTTGAACATGTATGTAATCCTGATACTTTGGCGACAGCTAGATTATTAGCTAATGATACAAAGCCTTGTCCTAACTGCAGAACTGGTATATTTAAAATAGACGGATGTTTTGCAAAAGATACTGATATTCTTCTATGGAACGGAACAACTAAAAAATCACAAGATATAAGTATTGGTGATGTATTAATTGGTGATGATGGAAATAAAAGAATTGTTGAAAAACTATTTGCTGGTGAAGATGAACTGTTCGAAATAAATCAAAATAAAGGTGAAAAATACACAGTCAATCAGAAACATACACTTGCACTGAAGTTTATGGGTGAGAATAAAATTATCTGGAATGAACGTTCTTCTTCATGGGTAGTTAATTGGTTTGATAAAAATGAAAAGAGAATCAGAAAAAAGTCTTTCAAAACTACTGAAACTTCCGATAAAGAAAATGCGGAATCATTGGCAAATGCATTTATAAAATCACTTAATCTAGAAGATGTTGTTTTGTTAACAGTAGACGAATTCATGAATCTGGACAAATGGTCAAAGAAATATTTGTATGGATACAAAAGCTGCCATGATATCAATTATCCAAAAATTGAGGTTAGCTTAGATCCTTACATGCTTGGACTATGGTTGGGTGATGGAACACATACACATCCTGTAATTGCTTCAAACGATAAGGAAATCGAAGATTACATCAATGGTTGGTGTCAGAATAACGATGCCGAGTTAGTTAATGATGGAAAATATAAACTAAGAATCAGACGTAAGGGATATACGTTTGGAAGAGAAACTGTTGACGGAACTGTCTATGAAGAAAACCAAGCTTTATTACATAAGACAAATCCCTTTATAGATGAACTCAAAAAATACAATCTACTAGGAAATAAGCATATTCCATCAGATTATTTAATGAATGACAGAGAAAACAGATTAAAATTACTTGCTGGAATTATTGATACTGATGGTAGTGTCGCAAAGAATCAGGAAGGAAAACGAATTGTAATTATTCAGACAAGCGAAATTCTTAGTAAGCAAATAATTCAATTAGCGAGATCCTTAGGGTTTTTGGTTAATTATACAATTAGAGAAAGAAAAAATGTTAAAATATTTGATTGTGAAATCAAAGATTATAAAGACCAATATGTTATCAATGTATCAGGTGAACTAATAAATGAGATACCTACTATTTTACCAAGGAAAAAATGTGTTGGTAGCAACACAAACAAGGATTATTTTAGAACTAGTATTGAAGTGACTCCTGTTGGAAAAGGTAATTATTATGGATGGATGGTTAATGAAAATAGTAGATTCTTATTAAATGATTTTACAGTTGTAAAAAATTGTGATCAAATGTTTTGCACATCCTGCAATACTGGCTTCAATTGGCGTACGGGTAGGATTGAAACAAATATCCATAATCCTCATTACTTTGAATGGCTAAGACGTAATAACGGCGGTAATGTTCCACGTACTCCAGGCGATGTACCATGCCGTAATGATATTAATCATCAAAATTATATTACGATTAGAGGACTATTGAATCATGTGGGAAATAGGACCAATCCACTTTCCAAAGTATGCGATGAATTTCTAGCAAAGGTAATCAGAAACACAATTCATTTGAGGTATGTAATTATGGGAACATACAACGTTGGTGATAGAGTTAGACGAAACGAAATGTTGAGAATTGCTTATATGCGTAACAAGATATCTGAACAAAATTTTAAAATCACTCTTCAGCGTAACCAGAAAAAGATAGAAAAACATACTGAAATACACAATATTCTTGAGATTTTGCTTACAACAGTAACAGAAATTATTTACCGTTTTATTGAAAATCTAAGAACTACTGTAGAAGGTAATTGGGACATGGCTATTTTGGAAGAGATAGATCCTATTGTGGACTATACCAACGAATGTCTTCGTGAAATAAGTAAGACCTATTCATCCAAGCTTATACGTTTTAATAATGAGATCCATTGCTTTTAATCACGCGAAGTATATGCCTCGGCTGGTCTTATATTCTTATCATTATAAGAAATACACAAAACTCCCAAAACAATCAATACAATACCAACTGCGCCCATAGGTCCTATTTTTTCATTTAACAGCCAATACGCCAACAACAATGTAATTAATGGACTAGCACTATCTATCGCATTAACAATTGCACTGCTATTGTCCCTTAACACATAATAATATGTTAAATTACCAACAAACAAAATAATTACTCCTTGAAAAAGCAATAACAAAGCATCATCTACTGTCATGTTTTCTAAATCTTTCATAAGATGGTGTTGAAAAAAAGGTAGACCTATTAATAAACACGTAAAATAGATTGCGGAAATTAAAAACATTATGGTATATCTAGTGTGGTTTTGTAATAATTTTTTACCAATAATAGGTGCTATTCCAAATAAGATAGATCCTAAAATAGCAACACATAAATCGAATCTTTTCATCTATATTGTAATTACATTATTAATTCTGTAATAGCCAAATATTTCCCAACATATTTCCTCCCAATATAACTATTTTTTCATCTCTTATTACTGCTCTTCCTTCCCAAATCCTTGTTTTCAATTTCTCTTCACTACATCTCATAGCTGGATGCACGAGTATTTTCCCCGCACTTTTTTTCAAATCATGACGCACTTCTTCATAATTTTCATACTTATATTTACATATTTCCTTTTGTACAGTTATACTTAAAGAATCCCATGTTCTTAATTCAGTACTGGTTAACAACAATCCCTTTTTTCCACCCATTTTCTTAGCTTCTGTACCAGTTTTATATTGCGATGGTTTCATAAACTTACTGCTGTATTCTAATAGCTCTTTTTTTCTCTTCTCGTCTTCACAAAGTTCTCCTATTCTCCTATATTTTTCCCCATGAAAACAGTGTTCTCCACTTTCATAAACTGTTTCAGCTATTGTGACATCCCTTTCCCAAAAATTACTGAGAGATCTATACTCTTTCTTATCTGAAAAGAATGTGACAACCCCATCTTCTAACAGCTTCTTTTCTGTCATTATTTTATGTTTTACTGTTTTTGACGAGACATGAAAACAGGTCAATTTTTTATGGTTTTTCTTATTATAATGTATATAATAAGAGAAATATTAATAATATTTACACACTTGAAACATTGGGTTTTATCCGAAAATACTTCATAAAAAATTGATTTATCCAAATTAGCCATATGATGGCAAAATATAAAAGCATATCATGAGTGAATTATTTATTAACCCGGAATTACTTGAAGTAATTAAAGAAAAACTTCAAAAAAATACGCGAGATGAATTGGATAGCTATTATAGGGATTTGATTACTAAAGTTGTTTATTTTGACCGAGAAGACAATTATATTGAATTACATCAAAATATTACTATTCTATATTCACCTATTAGTAAAATATTAAAAGAAGATATATATACGGATTTCTATTATAATGATATGGCTTCTGAATTTAGAGAGTCAATCCGAAAAACAAATTATGTATACTGTTTAGAACTAAGTGGAGATTACAGAAAATATAGACCATTAAAATACAAGTACATATCTGGAATATTAGATTTTCTTAAGACGTTGTATTTGAAAAAAAGACAAGCATTGTTCTTTCAAGAACACTATTCGTTACACCTACAAGAATTGTTAGACATTTATAATGATATTATTGGTAATTTTATCAGCAGTATATTAAAACAATAATGAAACGAATATCCAAACATATATGACTTAAATTCATGTTTTTGTAAACACCATGATTTTTTCACTTGGTTCTTTGTGCTCTGTAACATTTACATTCTTGTTATACATAGGTTGTATCGAGTGTAATTTAAAATACTTCTTACTAATTTTATTCATGTCTCCAATCAAATCATATTCATCTTTCGTGTTTTCAGATCCATATCCTGACAAAATATAACACATTTTCCCACCATTTTGGAGAACATGGTGACATAATTTAACAGTTTCTTCCCAATATCCAACTAACCATTCTTCATAAGTTTTATATGAACTAGTGCTTTGTTTTCCACCTTTATAAAGTTCTAATTCATAATATGGCGGACTGAAAAATACTGTATCAAAATGTTCTCTATACTTATTTAAAAATGGTTTGGATTTTGCTAACTTTTCTGAAGGTTGACAATATATCTTTACCTCTTTATCTGGATATCTAGATTCAGCAAATTCTAAGGTTTTACTACAAACACTAGGTATTACATCTGTTCCTACATATTCAATTACTTCTGGGCATTCTAAAAATCCATAGCAATACGATGTCCAACCTAACGTGGGTGTGAAAATACGTTGTCCATGAAGTACAGATTTATTCAAAGAATATACTAAATAGGGATTCATGATAGATGCACGGAAATAATAAGATGAAAATACGCTTCCAATACGTCCTTCCTTTACATAGAATCGAGAACTTGGAGTTAATATTTTGTAATCGATTATATTGTTTACATACAAATCTAAGAGAACGTCAAAAAAAGTAGGCACATTCTCAATTCCGGATTTGGTATTTTGTAAAATATCTTTATAATGCATGTTCCTTATTATGTTCTTGTAAGGTGATTCTTCATTATTGTTCATATGTTTGTTTTTCATAGGTTTCGCTGGATTTATGTCTAGTCGATCTGCTTGAACACTAAGAGACAAATTGTAAAAACGTGTTAAATATTCATTCCGGTTATTTATGTTCTCAAAAAGCAATTTGGCATCTGTTGTGGGTATTTCCTTATCTTTCATATATGTTTTTAATGGAATCAGATTCTTTCCGCTTCGAACAGTAGCATTTTTAAGAAATTCTTGAAATGTCTGGGTTTTGTTGCTTAAAAAAATATTCAAAAATTTATCTAATTTTAATTGTGGCATAATTTACTATATTAATCAGAGAAAAAATTGAAAAGTTTTTATAAAATATGATTATGGTAAACAAATCTGTAAAATGAGTGACTACGTTAAATTTGTCAGATTCTCCGATGTTATCATGGGTAGATATTACAAATTAATAAGAATAAAAAGTGAATACAGTGTTAAAAATTTCCCATTCGATAAAATAAATAAACAGTACATTGAATCGGAAGTTGACTTGGGACAGGTACTAGATATAAAATTATACGGTAGATCCTACGACCCATATTTGTGTTTTATCTATCATGACGTAGATGGTGAAAAAAAGGAATTTTACCCTACTTTTAGTTCAAGTGAAATTTATCTCGAATACAATCCTTATTCTGAGGAAAAATCTAAAATGCGTGTTCAAAAAAGAACAAGTATTTTGAAAGAAGAGATTTTGGGGAATGATTGGGCACTGCGACCAGAGAATGTGGTTGCTACACAAGGAATAGATATTAGTGGTTTTAGAGAAGGGAATTAAGTTATAGTTAAAAGTAGAGTTCTAAATTATTCAATCAGCTCCATATTCGATAGTTCTTTCAAATAGCGTTTAGATGAGGTTTCTACCAGAAGTCCATTTGCATATACACCATAGTTCATGAAGTAATCATCATGTTCAAGAGCTATATGATAGATTGTATACGTTCCTTTTTTCTCATATACCGTTGCGCGCTTATCGACACATGCGGGGAGACGTGCTTTTCCATCAGTAAGATATATCTTACCAAGTGTCTCTGTCACCATTGAGCGTTGCTCCTGATCGACATAACGATCCACCAATACTGAATGGCAACCTGTTATGACCAACTCCTCAGTTATTTCTGGATACTGATCAACACGGCAAACATAGAGCTGGTCCTTGATACGCTCTTCGGAACATACGTGATGTAATGGACGCTTACCAATCATGTCAATTGGTTTCAGACCGTGTTTATACGTCTCAATTAAATCACCCTTGCGAAGCTCCTGTATGGAACGATATCCCTTATCGGTAAGAATCATAGTTCCCTCCTTGAAACAAGGGAAGCCACTGTATGGAATAAGACTAAATTCATATGTAATGTTTCCAATACCGTTTACGAAATTGCCTGTACTGAAACCTGTGTTACCATACATATTGTAATCCCCCGTTGTTGCTCCATATAAATATGGAAAGCTGGTTATGTTGCAACCGCCTCCATCAAAACAGAGCCATCCTGGATAGTACAAATAAGTCGGTCCTCCATTGTTACCTGTAGAGCGTATATCTACTGTAGGATTAATTGAATCGTAAAATGTCTGTACTATATGTGTCGAATCATCTACGTCGAAAAATCCAGTAAAGATGACTAAATCACCTGAATCAGGAAGGGTCAACCGAATATAGTATCTAGTCGTAGTCATGTCTATATTAGTTATTTATATTTAAATTATTTTTCCTTTTTTCACAAATTATGAAATCTTCGGATTCAAATGCACCCATTACTAAAATATTCACAATAAGTCATTTTTTTTGCATCTGGTACTTCATATTTTTCGTCTTCTTCTAACAGCTCAATCTCGAATTTATCTTTAAATCCTCTTCTATAAACGTTAATCGCGTTTCCAGTCGTAACCAACGTCGCGTACTTTTTTGCAACCGTTGCAAAGAATTCCTTAGAAGAGATATCGCCACGTTCCTCTGGATCCAATTTAACAAAATTATATATTTCAAAGCTTAATTTATAATAGCTTTTATGTGACTCTAATTCGTTCTCCATTCGTTTTTGTAAATTAAGTAAAATTTCCAAACTAGTTATAATAGCTGCCAATAAAGATAACATAGCATTAAGCAATGAAATATTACTTTGAGCTAAATATGATTGTAAACCCACTGCAATATAAGAATTCATTCCACCAAGAACAATTAATGGGACTCTGAATATAGAAAACAACATATTCTTATAAAAATGATAACGGCGATTATGGTAAATGCTTAAATGCACGCAATTATGGCGAATTTGTTTTAATAACTTATCAATGTTACTTTCACGCCCTAACATATTGTTTAGTTTATACAAAACCATTTCAGTAGAAATTTGCTCTTCTTCACCATCTTCTCTTAGTTCATTAGAAGATAAATCAACTATTAATCCAGACATTTATAAAATATAAACAGAAAAAATTAAACTAAGATTTGCGAAATCAATATAAAATAATACTGGCTTTATTTGTATTATGCATTTGCAAGCAACTCATTTTACAGAATTTGTAAAACGAATTCTTCCTGTTTTTTTTGTAAACAAACGTGTCTTAGACGTTGGTTCAGGAGATATTAATGGAAACAATAAAAATTTGTTTGAAAATTGCGAATACGATGGAAACGATGTTATACCTGCACATAACGTAACCATTGTGTCAAAAACTAAAGATTTACCATTTCATGACAATACGTTTGATACAATTTTATCTACTGAATGTTTTGAACACGACCCAGAATACAAAGAGTCATTTTTAAAAATTTACGATATGTTAAAACCAGGCGGATTATTCTTTTTTACATGTGCATCATCTGGTCGTGATGAACATGGTACAAGAAGAACATCTCCTTCTGAATCTTACGGAACAATTGGTAATTTAGAAGATATGATAGATTATTATAAAAATCTCACTGAGGTAGATCTAAATGAAGTATTGCCATTAAATGAATTGTTTTCAGTTTGGGATACATATTACAATAGTGATTACAAAGATCTCTACTTCCTAGGAATAAAAAAGGGCACTTCTAAATTAAATCCTTTGGAAAAATATGTACAAGATTTTGTTGTTAATACTTCATCAAATATCTGAACAAAAAATTGAAAAAACATAAAAAATATCGCCTAGCGTAATTAAAATCAAAATGGAATTCTTATTCAAAGAAACCGAAAATGTATATGTTGATTATTCCCATGTTTATCAATACCAACATAATTCAAAAGGAAACATGTATACTATCAGATTTTTAAGATATGAATCCTCTGATATCGTATTAAAAATATCTGATCAATGTAGTTTATACGATCTGTATACCTACATTAAACTAGAATGTTACAAGAGTGTTTATACCACTAATACTCTTGTAAAAAAGAAAAGAACAATGTTCCATAATGATTCGATACCTCCTAGTCAATTAACATGCATAATCCACGATTTAGTTGTAATAGATAAAAATGATAAATTATTAAGCATTCCTAACAATCCAAAACAATCAATTGAAAGTTTCATGAAAGCAAATCCGAATTTCTTCACAGGAAAATCTAACAAACTCTCCATTCACGTAATTGATGAAAATGGTGTGCAAAATTACAAAAATAAGCCTCCGTCTACCAAATTTATTTCATCTTTAAAAACAAATGTTAAAAAGTATCTGAAATGTGCAAATTAATATCTAAGATTAAATACTTTTTGTAGAATTATTTAAAATATTGATAGAAACAAAGGAAAAGAAATCGGGGACGATTTTGAAATTGGACATTTATTTTTGTCCATTTTTACTTTTTGCAAAATAAAATTAACAAGAACTTCTATTTTTCATGATTTTAAACCATTCTGCAGTAAATACCAAAATAATCATCCAAAAATGCGCTGCATAAGGTTTTAAGGAGTTTTGCGTAAAATGTTTAGGCGAAAAAATCTGTCAGTATTTTATACTTACATCAATGACTGACGCATCCAATCCAGAAAAAACGCCCAAATTTGTATGTAATAGTTGCACCTATAAATGCAGTAAACAAAGTGATTGGGAACGTCACATCGTCACCCGTAAACATCAAAAAATGGTCGGATACTTACAAAAAGAGCCCCCAACATATCCATGTTCATGTGGAAAAACCTACAATCATCGGCAAAGTTTGTTTAATCATAAAAAGAAGTGCAATGGCCCCATAATCGAAGCAAAAGAAATTAAGGAAGAACATATTGAAAAGCCACATCAACCATCTATTACAAATGATATGATATTGACTCTTATTGAACAAAATAAAGAATTACAGAAACAGCTTATTGAGATGTCCAAGCAGACGAATGTCATAAACAACAATACCACGAATAACAATACACTTAATAATCAATTTAATTTGAATGTTTTTTTAAACGAAGATTGCAAAGATGCACTCAATATTGCGGATTTTATAAATTCATTGAAATTAACGGTGAACGATCTAGAACAAACTGGAAAACTAGGATTTTCACAGGGTATTACCCGTATCTTCGTGCAAGCACTTAAACAATTAGATGTAAATATGAGACCTTTACATTGTACTGATATCAAGCGTGAAACAGTATATATAAAGGATCAGGATACGTGGGAAAAAGAAGATGCCGAGAAAACTAAATTGAGAAATGTAATCAAACAATTAGCAAGAAAAAATTTAAAGGTTCTACCTGAATGGCAGGCAGAAAATCCAGAATTTCGTTATTTAGATACACCGGAAAACAAACAATTTATGCAGATATCGATGAGTTCATTAGGATCAGAATTTGGAGATGAACAGGAAAAGATGGATGAACGTATTATTAAAAACGTATTGAAAGAAGTAGTTTTGGATAAGAAAGTAATTAAATACGAACCATTAAACTAATTATATTTATGGATAATAGCAAAAATATAATTATTTTTGTACATAGTTGTAAAGCGTTATATGAAGAGAGAGCAAAGGTCTTACAAGAAACCTGGACAAAAGGGAGAACAAATGTAATTTTTGTAACAGATGATCCGGATTGCAAAGAAGAGAACTTTGTTTATTTGGGTCCTTATCGACGTGGATTTGATCCCATAATTATCCAAAAAATATTCGAATTATATTTAACAAAATATGCGGATTATGGATGGTTTATGCTTATGGATGACGATGCTTATTTGTTTATAGATAAATTAACTGATTATTTGGAGTATTTTGATGAAAAGGATAGCTATATGATAGGGGATTGTCTTAATTGGATTCCTTATGTAAATGATCTACCAGAAATCGCGTTTTCAAAAAAACTGGATTATAATTCCTGGTTTTCTGGTGGACCGGGATTAGTATTTTCCAAACCTGGTGCAGAACAGTACTTGAAGATGATGTATACGTCAAACAAATTCGATGTTGTAGACGGAATGAAATATGGATATGATTTGTGGTTTGCTTATTTATTTTATTATGCAAGTGATCAAAAGGGTGTGCGAAGAATACATTGTCCGGGATTTCACCAATATGGGGATACGGAAATAATAGCCAAATATTCGAAATCAAGTAAGTTGTTAATATCAATTCATTTTAATAAGAAAATGGATGAACTACTTAAATTTCATTATCAAAAGTAATTATAATTAAAAAATAAGCAATCATTTTATTTTTTAATATTTTTTGTTCGTTAGTTTAAACATCGACATGTGAAGGAACGGAAGAAGGAGAAGGAACGGAGGAGGAGGAAGAACCCTTGGATCGGCTTGCGCCATCACTCCTTACTCTGTTATTGGGTCTGCGACGAACAACCTGAGTAAACTCACCAGTTGAGTCAGCAGCAGGACCGCTTGAGCGGGGACGACGCTGCTGCTGACGGGGAGTAGGGGTCTCACCCGATGACTCTTGATCTCTGGGAGGGCGGTTGTTGCGGCGGGTCTCGCACATAAGAGATCCACCCTTGATACCAGAAACATCGACAGCCTGGTACTCGTGGTTTCCAGTGGTGGACTTGACCAAAGAAAACTCAACATACTCACCCTGAACCAAGTACTTGTACTGGGAGTTGGTGACACGAATAGTAGAATAGTGGATGAAAATGTCCTTACCGGAATGCTCACCGTCATTTACGGTGATAAAACCATAACCAGCCTTGTTGTTGAACCACTTAACCTGGCCAAGAAGGCGAACAGGCTCGGTCTCGGGGACGTTAGAAGTATCTTGCTCGGTGCTCATGTAATCTAATTCGATTATAATATATATTAGGCATTGCTTTTATATTTGTTTTGCAAATATTTTATAATTATTAATATATAATGAAACCTGTTCTCTTTAGTGAAACAAAAGCACCATCCATATTTATGCTATTTATTTCCTTATTGATTTCTATAACTTTAGGAGTATACAATTTTGGTTTCGACAACAGCCCGCATGTAGAGAACCAGATGTCCCCCCTTACTAACTCATTTTAATTTTATGTAAACAATTTTTTTAATTCAGAATAATTAGGAGTTTCATCATAACTTAACATATAACAATAATTTAAATACTTTATAATTTTGGTATCTAAATTTAACAAAACAGGTTCTAATATTTCCCAATTTTTTAACCTTTTTCGCTCCTTGTTTTTAAAATTCATTATATGAATATCTTCAAATAGATCCGTAAAATACAGGCCCTTTCCCATGTTTTCCCAAGGAAGTTCTCCACGACACATATACATGTAGATGTATCCAAGCGAAATTAAATCATCACGACGACTTGGTGAATTGCCATCATGAATGTTAGGACTTATGTATTTTGGTGTTCCAATAATATGATCAGAATGAAAATCAGAAACATGATCTTTATTCTCATCAATGTAAAAACTTGCAAAGCCAAAATCAATGAGAAATAATTCCTCATTTGAAATCATGAAATTTTGTGGTTTAATGTCACGATGAATTACGTATTGACTATGTATAGTTTCTAATATATCAATACAAACAACTATTATTTTACTAATTTTTTCAGGGATCAAATTAGAGTTGTTACAATATTCATAAAGAGAACTCTGGTAAAAAGAAATAGTTAAATAACTAAGACGTTCATCAACACCATACCAATAAACTATAGGTGTAGAACGACAACCATGATCATGAAGATATTTAAGTATAGTTGTTTCGTTTTTCAGGAGTTTTAATGGAGAACTTTTACCCTCAGTTTTTATCGCAACTACATCATTATTTTTAATAGAAATAGCCTTATAAACGATTCCGAATTTACCATTACCTATTTTATCTAGTATTCTGTATTTCTTCTCAATAATGTTCATATTTTTATTAGAAACTATTATTTATATTATCTAGATTAATAATATAAATGACTACCGGTTTATCTTTTTTTTCTGATTTGTTCACAGACGATTATATAGGGAACTCTAGTGTTTATTTATTATTCGGGTTTAACATGATTTATTTCGCAACATTATTTGGTATTGTCTACGTCAATTCTAGTTACATTAACGTTTTCAATATAGTGGTTCACGTAATCTTATGTTTGTTTCTAATAGTGCGATTTAACCCATTACGCAAAGATATAGTAATCAAAAAATACGATCAGGTATTTATATTTAGTACAGCAATTTTTTTATTACTCAATTTGGGTGTAATAGAATACATAAATAAATTTGTTGATACGAAAAAAATCAAAAAAATGGTTACTTTCCAATAAAGTTTTACACCTTTCCCCATTTTATTTGATGTTTTGTGAATAGTTTTTCTGCGTTCGATTCCGTGTTTTTCTTTTTATAATCTTTCTTTATGTATATGAATATCTCAAAAAAAAAAACTAAATCTGTTGGAAAAAAATTCAAAAAGAAACCAAAAAATACCACAATGAAAAATAAATCAGGGTTAAGCAAATGTGAAAATTTTTGTAAAAATGATTATACATTAGAAATGGAAAGGGTTGCTGGAGAATTTTATAAAAAACATTCAAAAACTCCTTTTAATCATTCAAAATTAACAAGGGAAATTAATTACAACGCATGTAAAAAAAGATTTTGCAATAAAAAATGCGAAGGTATTCTTAATGATAAACAACAACAATTAGAATACATAAAAACGTTGAATAACGGATTTAGCAAATCATATTCTAAAGATAAAATTGAAAAATTAAAAAATAGAGGCGCTCTATCAGGATGCGTTTACGTAACAGATTATGACGTTTATCATAAATAAATATTTACTTACTGTATTAATTTTTTGTCTTTTTTTTATAGTTTAAAATAGGCATTGAAAAGTGAAAAGATGTAAATAAACAATACAAAAATGTAATGATTATTTACAATAATGACGGATAAAATAGATATAAATGAATTATTCGAAAATGCAATGAAAGATCCAGAATTGTTCTCCACAATAGACATAAATAAGTTACTGGAGACTATTGAAAATGATAAAAGTGATTATTTAGAAAAAAAGACTATGAAAAAGATTACCGACGAAATTTATCAAGAAATAAACACGTTAAGTGTGCATCAAAAAGAAAAGCAAGAATTCTGTGAAAAATTAATAGGGTATCGACTAGTAGATGATGTTCACGAATTGCATAAAGGTAAACATATAAGGTGGATAAGAGAAAATTCTAAAAATCCATCGCTCACGAATGGTGGAATTGTAACTGATATTAAGTTTTTAGATAACGGAACACATGTTTTATGTATGGGCAGAGGGAATCGCTTTGTACAATTTAAGTTCGATGATTGTATTATATTTCAAAAGATGACACAGGAAGAGCAAATTATTATGATGGCATATGATTATTTAGAAAAGAAATAATCAAACGTCGAAATAAATATAATTAAAATGTATAGTAAATGGATATTGCAAAAGGAACAGGAAGAGCCGTTGGTAATATTGTCTTAAACACTGCGAAAACAGGAGAAAATGCAACAAAAATCGCGGCAGATGTGGTGCAATTAGTGGATGATGTTACAAATTCAGCAAGAAAATCCATAGATGTTGTTAATACAGCTCAGGATAATGCTATTGCGGCATTAAGAGGTTCATCTAAAATAATTGATTCCGGCTCAATGCTTTCTGTTGAAGCAATAAATGGATTAACAAAGAATACTGAAAATGCACTAACGTTATCATCACAAGGATTAACCACGATAACTGCAAGTGTGGGAGTATTGAATGAGTTTTTAACAACTAACAAAACAACTTTATCTAATTTAGTTGGTGGACCAATTGAAATAGCAAATCAAGTTACGACCGGAATAAATTCATTATTAAAAATTGTCTTGATATCGCCAATAAATGCAATCATAAAGAGATTAGAAGCTTACGGAATGAGGACTCAACTTAATAGAGATGCCGCTTTGAAAACATTGCAAAACAAGATTGAAATAGAAGAATTGCAAAGAGAACTAGATAAAACAGAAGCGATGATAAGACTTGCTAGAGCATCAATTGAGAAAAAAGAACAGTTGGCAAAACTGATGATGGGAATTGAAGAAATACCTAGTGATCAAAGAAAAGGAGATTTGGTTCCTTTAATAAATGAAATTAAAAAAAATCCTGAAAAACAAGAGGAAGTGATAGATGCATTGGAAGTAGAAAATGAAATAAACGCGTCTCCAAGTCAAAGTGGAGGAATGCGAAAGAAAAGATTAATTAAACATAAAAAGATGATCAAAAAACAAAAAAAAGCAAAAACAGTTAAAAAAACGAAAACAAAAAGAAAAAGTACAAATAAAAGAAAAACCAGAAAATAAATATAATCAAATTATTTTCTTTTTCTTGTAAATTTACCTATATTAAATCTTATTTTTTTTGTACGATTCTTTTTCTGTGTAAGATAAAAGAACTCCTTGATATGGTACATTAATTTTTGCGAAACATAGATATCTATCTCATATAATTTTGAAGTAGGTAATGGTTTCGGATTACCATGTTTTGAAAATTGAAGATGCAATAGATCATATAAGACATATTGATTATTTTTATCCATTATTCCGGCACAAATGTCAGAACTCATGAATCTATCAATAATAGTTGGATAGGACAAATGATGAACGTAAGAAAGTGGTTGAATATAATAAACGCGATTATTGTTCATTTCATAAAAATAACTATTGTCAATAAAACAAATTTTCGTCTTTCTAGGTAACATAGTACAGTTAATGAAATCATTAAATGTTTTTTGATGAGTGGTTCTCCCAAATTCTATTATTTTATTGTTAATCTTAAATGCGCATATTATCTTGTCGAATAATTCAGATGTAGTTTTTAATTTATAATCAAAATAACTAGCAATCATCCTGCTCCATTCAGGAAAACATTGATTATTCGTATAAATGTAGACATTATTACAAAGACCCTGTTTTTTTTTCAAATAGATGAACTCTAGAATGGATAAAATACCATATCTCAGAAATTCAGGGTACAAATCCATTATTTTATTAAAATCTATGGGTTTGTTTTTATGGTAAGGAACCAGAATTTTCCAGAGTATTTCTAAATCGCAAAAAGATCCTAATGTTTCATCTAGATCAAACGCAATTACTACTGGATATTGTTTTGTTTTAATATTATCAAAATTTTTAGATTTATATATTGTTATTTCCTCAGCCATCTGTAATATATCTATAAAAAGATATATTACAAATTTATAATTGTAGTTACAAAGGCACCATCATTACACCCCAGTTCCTGTAGATCCAAATCCACCATCATTTCTCTCTGTTGTACTTAGCTGGCTTTCATCAACAATTACAACATAGATGGGACACAATGTAGGATGGCATATTTGTGTCAATCTAGTGTAAGGATCCAATGCATAAAAATCACTAGAACTGTTCAAAAAACGTAACCATCTGAACGCACCAATTAGAGAACCACGGTATCCAGAATCAATAATACCAGTATGATTTGCTAGCATCAAAGGAGTCTTAGAAATACTAGATCTTGGATAAATATAATAGCCACATGTTCTCATAGTATTTGTAGCTACATTGCAATACAACATTTCCGTCTTCACCTGAAAATCTATAAATTTACTGTTGTTTTCATCAGAAAAAACTACTGGTTCAGGGACAAACAAATCAAATCCGGAATCAGGAAACGGATTACTTAACATAGCTTCGTTATGTGCATCAACCTTCTTATAGTATAGATCTTTTAGATCCGCATTGTTATAATTAACTGCCAATTTTAGAATAGCAAAATTGTGACACGTGTTTGGGAAAGAATTACAAATAAGGTTAAAAATGTTTTGAGTATGATTTTCAGTCATGATAAAATATATTACATGACTATTTGCTTTTATATTCTTCTTTTTTAATTTTATTTTTGTGTTTGTCTGTACTCTTTCCACGAAATTGTTTTAGCTTCTACGGGTGCAACCTTATCTGCATCATATTGTTTATCAATATTCTCAGTTCTCTTAATTGCGGAATCGATATACAATTCTTTTAAAATCTTACCGACCATTACTGATCCCTCATGTTGATCTACCTTATTGTCTTCTATGAGTTTCAGAACAGTAAGAAGTTTAGTCATAATCGTTAGATCCAATTCGTTTTTAATCATTTTATTAAAAATATCAGTGTAATTATTGAAAAGAAATGGGCATTCAGCTTGGCATAATTCGTTAAATTCATTTTCCGACAAGGATTCTTTTTTGGTATTTTTTAAAGTATCCAATTTTCTAACATCATCGCGAATTAGGGTACTGTGTTTCAAACTTCTTATATTTTCAGTATTATCTTCACAATGTGATTCGTCAATAAGTTTCTTTAAATTTAGTCGTTCTTGACTATTTAAGTGTGCCATATATAATAAGTAATTTATCATTTTTCTATATTATTGAACGAATAATATACAAAATATTGAAAATATTTAGCATAAATCAATAAAAAGAATTAGTAAAGAATAAGAATAATAACATGATAAGATTTACACAAAGAATGATTTTTTATCTTATAAATATGTATACTAGAAAATGAAATCAAGTTTTTTAAATTTAATAACATCAGTAGGTGTAGTTTTTATAATCGTATTATGTTTAATGTCTTCTACTGGAAGTGTGCATGCTTACCACCGTGATACACTTTTTTCTCACGAATTCCCTTACGAGGGATTTTCAAACATTGAATCTTCCAATAGTGATCCATACATTAATGATTTAATGATTAAAAATGCGAATGCAAACGATTGCAAGAAGGTTCATGGTATCGACGGACTTTTCTGCAAACCCTTCGTTGCCGATTCAAGAATAGATCGTTTTTCTGAAGCAAAAGGAAGTGCTAGCTGCTTCGGTAAAAGCTCTGGATTATCTAATTCAAAGGGAAGTTTATGTTTAGGAAATGATTTAACAACTTTGTTGCGTACTCGTGGAGGTAATCAAACAGGTGGCCCTGATCAAATTGGTTATTAAAATGTAAGTAAAAAAATAAATTAAATACATTACACATTTAGTGAATATTTCTAAATGCGTACAAAATTATTCTGACCGTAAATAACGGGTAGGATATTTTTCAACCTGTTTTTTAGTAGGTTTTTTGATTGGCTTTTTTGTAGGTATCCTAGTTGGCTTTTTTGTAGGTATCCTAGTTGGCTTTTTTGTAGGTCTTTTACTATTTTTTTTAAAGGGTTTTGATTTTTTGCTGGTTATAGATTTAACAATAGTCGCAATATTTTTTACGTTTTTGACAATTCCTTTAACCTTTTTTATAGTTTTATCAATATTTAATGTATCGTCGTTATGATTAGATTGTGTATTAGCACCATATGAAGGTGCGGAATCGGCATTATAAGACATAGAAGATGAATCCTCACCATAAGATGATGATGATGATCCATAATCTGGCGAATCGACATAATCGCCACCTCCGTACTGTAATTCGCGATCTAAATAATATCCTCGTGTTCGAATAAAAATTGTTGAAAACAAAACAAGAAATGAAAAGATTTTCATTATGTATTAGATATACAAATATAATAAATCTATGCGAATGTCTGCATACATTTTTCACAATAAATGATTTTTTTGCTTGAATCCGGTGCAGTATCAATTAAATCTTCAATCAATTTATGTTGACAATTAGTCTTCAAATAATTTTCAATAGATTCTACAATTTTCTTATATTGAGCGTTTTGAGATGAACCAGGAAGACCATTCAAATAAGATAATGCTCTGGACATGAGCTCAACATCGATTGTTGTCTCCATTTCTAAATCTGTCATTAATGGTTTATACATATATAAAACATTAATTTTATATTTATTTTTTAATCAATTTCCTGATACAAATTTTAAAAAATCAAATCCAGCTTCAACTCCTTTTTCGGTAGCATATTCTTTTAATGCAAAACCTACGATTTGTTCTCTACGAAATTTATTTAATGCGTCAAAAACAGGTTTGTCTTTACTAGTTATACCGGTAAAATATTCGTCTTTTATTCTTAGCGATTCATTATTTGAAAAAATACCCCAAGAAGTTGTCATCTCACATGCCTCTGGTTTAATAGTTATTTTGTTATCATTATCAATATTAAAAATACCATCTCTTAATTTATAAAATACAGTATTGGTCCAATTTGCAACAACTCCCGAATTAGCAAAATTACCTAAACGAACTACTACATACCAACCTTCATGTTGACTAGTTCCTTGATCCGTTCCTTGTCCCGTTCCTTGCACTTTGACAAAACAATTTGCTAATCTTTTTTCGGTTATTTTTACAGTTAACTCCTTTTCTAATCCATCTACATGTATAAAAAATTTGGGTGATTTGATGGTTTCAATATTTTTAAACACCAACGTATTTGGGATAATATAAAAAAAATCGTAATCGTTTACAGGAGTTCTAAATGTGCGATTTTTATGACCAGGATTCACTTCAGAATCTTTTAATAGCGCACCGCCTTTACGAAAAAAATTTTTGTTTTTCTTTGTTTTATTATTTTTGTTTCTGTTTTTAACAGATTTCTTCATTTACATTATAATTACATAATTATAAGTTATAATTTAAAATAGGAGAGTTCCCTGCTAAACATACATTGCCAGTACACTTTGACTTTGTTTATCATCACTCTTAATCAGTACATCGACAACCTTCTTCGTAACAGTAAACGGGAAAGTTACCTCAAGTTCCATATCCTTACCAAACAGATTTGCCTCAGGTTTTACCAAACGGAACAAATTCAACTTCGTATAAATAATCTCCAAACAACGCTTCAAATTACGGACACCTGCTTCCTCATTTGTGAAATTATTATTGGAAATAATATACTGCAAAGTTTCCTCAGGAATAATAATATCCTCATCCGTAAAGTTAACCTGTTCGCGAATCTTGGGAAGCAAATAATTCCTCGAAATCGTAACCTTTTCCTTGGCTTCGTACCCCTTTGTCTGAATCCTGTACATACGGTCTCTCAAGATAGGATTTACCTTGCTCTCATCATTATAACTGAAGATAAACAGACACTTGCTCAGGTCGAAATCAATCTCAGAGAAATACTTATCGTGAAATTGACTGTTCTGAGAAGTATCTGTCAAGTGAGTCAGAATACCGATAATCTCCTCACCTCTGGGAGTATCACTTACCTTATCCAACTCATCGAAATAGATGACCGGATTCATGCATTTACTGTCAATAATAATTTGTACAATCTTACCCCAAGTACTTCCCTCATAGGTATACGAATGACCTTCTAGGAAACTAGCATCTCCAGTGCCACCTAGAGCAATGAAAGCAAATTCTCTACCCAAGATCTTACTAATACCCTCCTTTACAAGAGTGGTCTTACCAGTACCCATAGGACCCTTGATAGCAATAGCAGTACCAAGAGCAGAAGGGTTTGAAATCCACTGACCAATCATTTGCATAATTTGAATCTTCGCATCGTTAAGACCAAATACACATTCATCTAGTGTCTTTTTCGCACCTTCCATGAAATTATGGCAGACATCAAGACCATCGTCCATCTTTACGGAAAGATTCTTGTAAGTTCCAAAGGGAATGCGCATAAAGGTATCGACCCAATTCTTGATCTTATAATACTCATTATCTCCTGGATCCATACCTCGCAAAACATTGAGCTTTTGCATAGCAATCGCTTTGTACTTTGCTGGCATCTTGGCATCCAAAAGAGCAAGTCTGTACGGTCTGTCAATGTTGATGTGATTATTAATCTCCTTCAGATCACTCATGATACGAAGTTGCTCCTTGTTGGAAAGCTTCTTCTTAAAATAATCGATCTCATTAGTACGCTTCTTATCATCGTGAATGAGCTTATGATAAGCCTTGGCATTCTTAGTCCTTGCCTTACGAACAAGTTTCTTGATAGAACGATTACACTCACTAACAGCGTTTCTCAGGATTTTACTGGTTGGCTTCTTCTTAAGCTGGACGGTAAGATGTTTCTTGGTTTCGACAAGCTCCAAATATTCCTGCTCAACGTCAGTAATCTCAGTCTCATCAGCAAGTTTTTTATTCTTATCCTTATCCTTCTTTGATTTCTCCTTCTTGGATTTCTTAGACAGGTTGGATTCAGTTTCGGGTAATTGCTCGATCTTTTCGTAATTTTCCTTCATAAACATCTCCTCATCTTCACTGTCACATTCGACATCATCACCATCATCATTGTAGGCGCATTCGTCTTCTTCCATACCGAAGACAATACTATAGAATCCCTTTTCCTCTTCAGCAAGTTCATCATTTTCAGGATCATAATCCTCATCATCCTCCTCGTCATCATCATCGTCTTCATCCTGAACTTTACGATTCTTTTGCTTTTTATTTTTATTGGTTTTACTATTTTTGCTTGATTTCTTAGGAGAATCCTCCTTGACGCGTTCAGACATGTACTTGGATGGAAAGATCTTGGAAATGAATTTACGTAGTTCCTTCTTATCCATAGTATCCTCATCTAAGTCATCATCGTCTTCATCATTAGCACGTTGACGCGTAGATCTTCTGGTCTTTGATGGTGGAACGTAGTCTGAATCGTCCTCATCATCCTCCTCATCGTCCTCATCATCGTCCTCATCATCGTCCTCATCATCCTCGTCATCATCATAATCATCCTCGTCATCATCGTCATCATCAGTCCAAATTTCCTCATCATCATCAGAATCAGGTTCATTCTTCTTGAGCTTATTGTTTTTGTTGTTCTTAGATTTATCAGTAGACTTGCTTTTGTTGCGCAACATTTTCTTCTTATCAGACATTGACTTGACCATTTTCCTAATAAATAAGAGATACCTCTAACTAGTTTTAATCAAATTAAAATATGTTTTTTGAAATCAATTTTTTGTGATTTACAAAAAGTGTCCTTTATTTACTCTTTTCAATTACTCCATAAAAGCTAAAATAAGGGATGGGTAGTAATGCTAAAATATTGTAGGAAAAATGTTTATTTGGGAAAGTATTAAAAAATATATCGAAAGCTGGACTTGTAAAACAATAGGCTATATTACCATATTTATGATGATAATTATGATATTTTGTAACTATATTTTCATTCTTTGCATCATTGTGCATTAATGTATGTATTTTTTCAAAGCAATAAAGTCCGTACATATGACCAACTGAATATGAGAAAACATAGGATGGATTGACATAATAAGAAACAATAAAAAAAGACGGACAAATTAATAAATATTGATATACAGGAATATATGCTGGTTTACTTGGAGTTAAATGATGATGTCCATGCAATGTTTGATAATATGGTGTGTTTTTTAAACCGTGCATAAGAAATCTGTGATAAGCATATTCCCAAAATGACCATGCGGAAAATCCAAAAAATATCAGATAAATGTTTATTCCATAATAATAAGACAAGTATAGTTTTAACAAAAACCAGAAATTAAAATTATTGTAAAATAATGTTGAGTTGTCGCTAGAAAACAACAAATACTTAACGTCTCTAATATTCATTATTATAATTACTCAATATTTTAATTAAAATTAAATAAAAAAATAATAAAAATTGAAAAAGAAAAAATTGATTTAAAGGGATATAAAAAATATAAGCGTTATAGTATAGGGGAAATTATAAGAATGTCATCTCAACGTTCTAAACTCAGAAATGAATACAAACCAGCATCCAAGATTATTGGTGTACAATTTAGTATGTTATCGCCCGAAGAGATTCGTAAAAATTCCGTAGTGGAAGTAATTTCTAGGGACACATACATAAATAATAAGCCAATTGCGGGTGGTCTGTTTGACCCAAGAATGGGAGTATTAGAACCAGGTCTTATCTGTCCTACAGATGGATTTACCTACATTGATACTCCTGGATATTTTGGTCATATTGAGTTAGCACGTCCGGTGTTCTTTATTCAGCATATTAAAGAAATAATGAAGATCAGCAAGTGCATTTGTTACAAGTGTAGCAAGCTTTTGATTAGTAAAAATCAGCATAAACACATTTTAACAAAACCAGCGTCTGATCGTTGGGATTATGTGAATGCTGCTTGTTCCAAGGTAAAGGTGAAGCGTTGTGGCGATGCATCTGATGATGGTTGTGGCTGCAAACAGCCAGATAAGATAAAGCTAGAGGGCATGTCTACCATCTTAGCAATCTGGGAGAATATTGAAACAGAGGCCGAATCCGAAAGCAAGAAGATCATTCATAAACTCACCCCTGAGATTATTTTGAAGATTTTCAAGCGTATTTCTGATGAGGATATTTCGTTTATGGGATTTAGTCCTATTTGGTCTCGACCTGAATGGATGGTTTGTCAAGTACTTCCTGTTCCTCCTCCAGCAGTTCGTCCATCAGTAAAGCACGATGCCCAACAGAGAAGTGAGGATGATTTGACTCATATTTATAGTAATATTATTAAAACAAACAAGGATTTGGCTGATAAAATTGCAAATAACGCTTCGCCCAATGTGATAGAGGGTCTTACTACTGTTCTACAATATTTCATTGCTATGATTATTAATAATAAGATTAAGGGTGCTGTACCTATGGCACAGAGATCTGGTCGCCCTCTTCAGTGTATTATGGGCAGATTAAATTCTAAGAACGGTCGTATTCGTGGTAATCTCATGGGAAAACGTGTGGATTTTAGTGCTCGTTCAGTTATTACTGGTGATCCTAATTTATCTATTCGTCAACTTGGAGTTCCTAAGAAAATCGCCATGAATCTTACCAAACCTGTCACAGTCAACGATTTGAACAGAGATTTCCTCATGAAGTTGGTTCAAAACGGTCCGGAGGAATATCCTGGCGCTAAGATCTTGGAGCGTAAGAATGGCGAAAACATTTCTCTAAGATATGTGGATCGCGGATCTATTCGCTTAGAAAACGGAGATACTGTACACCGTCACATGATGGATGGAGATGCGGTATTGTTTAACCGACAACCTAGTTTACACAGGATGTCGATGATGTGTCACATCGTGAAGATCATGAAACGCGGTGACACTTTTCGTATGAATGTTGGGGACACCAAACCATACAATGCTGATGAATTTTTGGCTGCATTTATGCAGCGGGGTTTTTCGAAAACATCAAAGTCAGCAACAGGGAGCGTGAAAAGCGTGCTACTCCCTAGTCAGGATAAAGTCTTTTAAAAACATTTAGGGATAAATAGTTCTACAAGAATTATTTAAATCTCTAAATAAATTAAAACTATTGCTTGAAAACAATGTCAGAATTAAGAATTGATTTAAAGGATAAAATCATTACCGATGGCAATTTGAGGTATTGCGAAATTTATAAACTAACTAATACCATTAACCAAAAAGTATACATTGGTCAAGTGGTTTCACATAGAATGGATTCTAATATATTTCGTCCTAAAGGCATGAAAGAAAGGTTCAAACAACATGTTAACGAAGCATTTCCAAAAACAGTTACAACCTATCATTGTAATGCGTTAAATAATGCTATTCGTAAATATGGAAAAGAAATGTTTACCTTAGAATTGCTACGAAATTGTAAGATGGAAGATGCCAATCGTATTGAAACCGAGGAAATTTTCAATCATAATTCATTAATCCCGAATGGCTACAATATTACAACTAGTTGTAATTCGATACAAAAGCCATCAGATGAGTTTAGAGAGAAAATTTCTAAAGGAAATTTAGCCACACACGAAGAGAAACGTATTCAAAAATACAAAGACATTATTTACAATAATGGATTTAAATTTGATGTCGATGAATCTAAGTTTTGTGACTATATTACACCTAGAACCAAATATGGTACACAAATTGGATGGTATGTTAGATTAAATAAAACGGTGATCGAATTTAAATCAACTATTAATAGCATTGACGAAACTAAACAAAGAGCAATAGAATTTCTAAAAAAAATAAAAGAATTATCCCTGGCGAAACACCTTGATGCGGGAATCCCCTTAGAGCCCTCACTACCACTCCAACTTGGAAACATTTTGGAGGAACACGGTTAATAGCCGTACCCAATGGTAATAATGTGAGGGATTGGGCAATCCGCAGTGTTACTGTCTACGTCCGTTATGGTAGGATACGACAGGCATTCAGAGACTGAACGGGTGTTCATCGGTAATGATAAGCTAACCACTTTGAACTGGTGTAAGATACAGTCCGTCCCCTTGGGAAACCTTGGGGGTGCTGCATTTATGCTTTTAAAAATAACGTGATTCGTACACGATTTATTTATCTGCATAAATGCAGCGACGTTTGATGGAGATGAAATGAATTTACATATGCCTCAGAATGTTTTGGCAGAAACAGAATTAAGACACTTGGCGGCTATTCCATGGCAGATGATTAGTCCATCTGCTAATGCCCCAATCATCGGTATTTATCAGGATTCCCTTCTAGGATCTTACCGATTTACAAGAAATAATGTGACAATGTCACCAAGGGATGCTATGAATCTTCTTATGATGTTCGACAAGGTTGATCCAAAACCCTTTTTGGAGAAACGCGATTCCAATCAAGAAGTAACTAGCTTCGATGTATTATCACAGATCCTTTCGCCTATTACACTAAAATATAAAACAAAGTTATACGAAGAGGAAGAGGATTTCAATACATCCAATAACGTGTTAGAAATCCGCAATGGAAAGTATATTCGTGGACAATTAGAGAAGTCAGTTCTAGCTTCTACTACCAAGGGTATTATTCATCGTGTTTGTAATGATTATGGAAATATGCAGGCAACCTATTTCATTGATGATCTCCAAAACGTGGTTACGGAATACATGAAGACCAGTTCATTCAGTGTAGGAATCAGTGATTTGATAGCAAACAAGACGACCCAAGATAAGATTATTCAGGTAATTGCGGAAAAGAAACATGAAGTGAATACCTTGATTGAAAAGATGCATCTTGGTATTTTCGAGAATAACACAGCTCAATCTAATATGATGGAATTTGAGAGTAAGGTAAACAATATGTTGAACGATGCCAATAACCAGGCAGGTTCTATCGGTAGAAAATCACTCAGTAAGACAAACAGATTTGTAATGATTGTAAATTCAGGATCTAAGGGTACACCTATTAATATTTCACAGATGATTTCTTGTTTGGGGCAAACCAACGTTGATGGTAAGCGCATTCCCTACGGGTTCGATAGTCGTACACTTCCTCATTTCAATAAGTTCGATGATAGCCCAGCTGCCCGTGGATTTATTGAGAATTCCTATATCTCTGGATTAACTGCGCCAGAATTGTTCTTCCATGCTATGGGTGGTCGTATTGGTTTGATTGATACAGCGGTTAAGACATCACAGACAGGATATATCAAGAGAAGGTTGATCAAGGGACTTGAGGATTTGAAGGTAGAGTATGATATGACGGTAAGAAATAATAAGGGTAAGATTATCCAATTTGCTTATGGAGATGATGGATTTGACTCAACCAGAGCAGAGAATCAAATTATTCCTCTAGTAAGCATGACAACAGAAGACATCTATCTTCATTATGATATTATCGGAGTAAATGATCAACACAATGATTTGTTTGAAATATACACCAAAGGCACACAAACACGTGTGAGAAAGCAACGTGCAGCCACGAAGGAATATTGTCAAAAGTATATTGATATGATGATTGAAGCTAGAAAGAATGTGGTTACGTCAGTTTTCAATAACAAGAATGAAAACAATGTACGTGTTCCTGTTTCATTCCAAAACATCATTGCGAATATTCAAGGCCAACTCAACTTGAATTCCAATTCCATTGTAGATATCACTCCACTTGAAGCATTTGATTTGATAGAAGAATATTACGGGAAACTCAAGAAAATCGTATATGTGCAACCAACTGCCCTTTTCGAAATCCTGTATTTCTACTATTTATCTCCCAAGGATCTTCTAGTTAATAAGAGATTCCATAGGGCAGCTATTATTATGGTTTTGGAGAATATTATATTGAAGTACAAGCAATCTATTGTTCATCCTGGAGAAATGGTGGGTGTTATCGCTGGCCAGAGTATTGGTGAACCTACTACTCAGCTTACTCTCAACACTTTCCACTTGGCAGGTGTTGCATCTAAATCGAATGTAACTCGTGGTGTTCCCAGAATTGAGGAGATCTTACGTTTGACAAAGAATCCTAAGAATCCATCATTAACAATTCATTTGAAGCCGATTGATGAAACAGAACAAGATAAGGCAACCAAATATGCGAATATGTTAGAGCATACCAAATTGGTTGATGTTATTAAATCTGTGCAAATTTGCTTTGACCCCAATGATACATCTACTACTATAGCGGATGATGCAGTATTGATGGAGCAGTATTATGAATTCGAACAGATTATGAATGAGTGTAATAACACAGACATGGATAATGGTGTTTCCAAATCCAAGTGGATTATTCGGTTGGAGCTAGATGCAGATTCACTCCTAGATAAGAACATTACCATGGATGATATTCACTTTGCTATTAACAGCAGTCATGGAAATGACATTTCATGTGTATATTCGGATTACAATGCGAATAATTTGGTATTCCGTATCCGTTTGAACAGCAGCATTTTCAATAAGAGTAAGAAGCAGAAGGGTATTCCAGATACTCTTGATCAGTCAGATGAGATTTATATGTTGCGTAACTTCCAAGAGGCGCTTCTAAACAATATTGTTCTTCGTGGAGTGAATGGTATAGTGAATGTGAATCCTAGAAAGTTGAAGAATAACATTTCGAGAGATGAAGGTAAATATGTTTCCAAGGAAGTTTGGGTTCTAGATACCAATGGATCTAATATGATGGATGTAATGGCAATGGATTTCATTGATGGAAATCGAACTTACAGTAATGATATCAAGGAGATTTTCGATGTCCTTGGTATTGAGGCTGCTCGCCAAATCATTTATAATGAGTTTGTTGAAGTGATGGAATTTAGTGATGTGTATATTAATTATCATCATTTAAGTTTATTATGTGATCGTATGACTTCTACCAAGGGCATGGTTTCAATCTTCAGATCTGGTATCCTAAATGATGATATTGGGCCTATTTCAAAGGCGACGTTTGAGGTACATACGGAGGTATTATTAGATGCTTCTAGACATGCAGATTTTGATCATATGCGTGGTGTATCAGCGAATGTAATGATGGGACAAATGGGTGTGTTTGGAACAGGATGCTTCCAATTAGTCTTGGATATGGACAAGATGAGAAACATGGATGATCAAGAGGTTGATTTTACAGATAACAATAAGGAAATTGAGAAGTTGTTTGGTAAGATTGAAGATTCGACAGATATTTGTGCGAAGAGTAAGATTGAGATTAGTAATAATTTGAGTGCTATTAAGCCAACTGATAGTGATGAATGTACAGATGACAATTATGACATTGGATTTTAATAAAGGGAACCAATTGTCCATTCTTTGTCCATTCTTTGCCCATTCTTTACCCCTTTTAAACCCTCCTTTTGTAAAGATTATTTTTTATTAAAGTAATATTACGATGAATTTCAAAATTCAAAAGAAAATGTTTTTGTTGAGGAAAGGATATAAATAATTAAATGTAGTTATATTGTTCCCGGGTTTAGCTCAGTGGTAGAGCTTTTGACTGTAGTTGTATGTAGTAATCAAAATGTCACCTGTTCGATCCAGGTAACCCGGAAACCTTAAAGCGTTAATGATGTAGTGGTAACATGTAACCCTTCCAAGGTTGATCTGAGGGTTCGATTCCCTCTTAACGCAATTTTTATAAGTTTTTAATTACGAAACTTATAAAATCAAGGACTTTCTTCTGGTCCATTCTGTTCTTTTATAGGAACAACGCCCGTAAAGTTCTGATAAAATCCACTATTTTTTGAGGGAGTAGCAATTTCATAAGTAATATTTTTCGCATATTTGTTATTTTGAAAAGGTATTAAATCATCGAAATATTCATCTGTTAAAATCGAATTCAACAAAATAACTTCATCTTCATTAACAGAGTAATCAATATTGGCTATATTTAAATAACGCTTGTCATCTAATAAAAACAATCGTACTCTTTTAAATCGAATTAATTCATCACAAATCCTATTCAAGTAAAATACTTCATTATCAGTTTCACTATTGATCAAATTTTTACGAGGGAAAACAACTTTCTCTTTTTCCAAGACATTATTAAGATCTTCCACAAAAGTAAACAAATCCTTTATTAAATAACGAATTAAAATAGCTAATTTCTTCATTTTTAATGTATATAAAAATTTATGGTTATCGAGAACAGAAATAATTTGATCACGTATTTCTCTATAATCATAATTATTTAAAAGATTTCGTATTTCTGTGCGGTAGGATAAATAATATTGTGATTCCAATTTAATGTTGTTGATCGTGTTAATACGATTTTCGTCATAGTTCCTGGATGTAGCCAATGAATTGTCTAATTTGCTATCCCGATATCCAGTTACCGAAAAAATGGGCAAATCTTCTGCGAAAATATCTTGAGTTGGTTCTCTTATTTGCACAAATTGATTTGTTACAGTTAAGATGCCAACGATAAGACCATCTTCTGTTACTTTCATCATTGGCTTGCATAAGATTTTGCCATTTGAATCTGTACTAATTTTTTCTAATGCATTTCTAGTGAGTATGTAATCATGCCATTCTACTGCATTCATAAATTTCTGTGGTATTTTATCTAAGATTTTTGAAGGAAAACATGGTAAATAAATTTCTTTACCATCAATCTCCGTCATTAATGCAATTATCTTTCCATTATAATTCATTACTTGACTATTTACTTTTAATTTAAGTTCAGACAACGCAGTAAAAAGCTCTTTGGCAGAAATATTTTCTTTGAATTTATAGACACGCGGCCTTGTTTTCATGGGTTTGCATTTTCTTTCTGATACATCCAATACCATGGAGAAAATCTTTTTTAGTGATTTTAATTCATCAGTACCTTTCAAATCTTTGAATATACGTATAGGTTGCTGGCCTTTGTTTTTCTTATTGTCATTGTACAAATATATTGGCTCATAAAAGTCGTCATGTTTCAATATTAAAATAGTACCGCGATCTTTAATATAAATATTAGAAGAATAGGCATTCGTGGGACAAATCAAATCAATATTGTCCGTTATATCATTGTTTACTATTTCTATAATAATCATGTTTAAACCACCCTCAAAAAGAACGGAATCTTCTGATGAAATGATATCCCATAAATAGGAATGATCAATAATAGTGTCTTTATCTTTCAAATAATTTTGGAAATTATTAAAGGAAGAAATAGTGTCTTTTAAAAAGGCATATTGTGAGGGATTGTTAAGATCTACAGAATTATAAAACACTGTGCTGGAATAATCTTCGACGGTAACGTCATCGATAGGATAATTTTTTTTGCTTGGTTTAAAAATTGAGGTGAGAGAACCATTATGTAATTTTAAGTAATCATCTAATGTCAATAATTCAACAATTTTCTCACGCATTTGTTCAATAGTTAATAGTTTTATGTCTTTGTAATTGCTGTAAATATCGGATAATACTCCTACAAAAGATTGATTGACTGACTGTTCAACACCATAACGTAAGAGTGGTTGTTTACCCGATTGAATATAGGCAGGATTACTTTTTAAAACAAATTTGTTGTTTTTTGTATGTAAAAATCTCTCTACAGAAGTAGGTAAAAATCCCCAACGATATTGTGGTATGGGATAACGTTCCACTCCAAACACATTGGCTTTACCTTCTTGTTTTTTCTTTTCTTTCTCTTTTTTAACTTCAGAATCTACCTTTGGTTTGTTTAATACAACAAGTTCTTCTGTAGCGTTTTCGTCAGGTACAGTTTGATAGGATTCTTGCGATTTTTTACCATCTGGACCTATTTTATTAATATTAACGTCTACTAATCCACACTGTTGTCTGCGGGTTTGTTGTTGACTTGGGTTTTTGTTCTTAGATGCCCAATTACTGAAACAACAAGGTAAACATAGGTTTGAATTAGGATGAGAATGGGGTGGTTTAAATCCTGGAGAATGCCAAATATATTCACCAGCATCATCTTTATGATATTTGTCATCGGTAAACTCATAAATGAAATGTCCAGGTGGCGGATTTTTTTTAACATCTTTTGGTATAATTTTACCTCCACAATCACCACGTTTCACTTCTTCTTCGGTCATAGGCTTATTAGTCTTTAAGCACCAATATCTTGGACAAATATACCAGAATTGGTTTTTAGGATCTGAACCGTACTTGATAGCGTTTGTATAAGCTCCGGGATGTTCTTTATCAATATCTTTCTTTTCATCATCTGTCAAAATAACAGGCTGCAAATTGGCATTTGCTGGGCAAATGCGGGAATAAGATACAAATTTACCTTGCGGTTTTGTTAAAATTAAATTGGGCTCTTTATCCTTCATGCGCTTTGTAAAAATATTAGTTTTTTCATTACCTTTTGCACCACCGCGACTTTTACTCTTGTTCTTAACCTCTTCTTCCACTTCATTTACTTCTTCATCCTCTTCTTCTGGTAAATAACCTTCTTCTTCTTCATCATCTTCCTCTTCCTCTCCTTCTTCCTCTTCCTCTTCTTCCTCTACTAGAGCGACTGCGTAATCCTTGTCTTCTTCCTTCTGTTCCTCTTCATCTTCCTCCTCATCCTCCTCTTCTTCAATGGGTAAATAACCTTCACCTTCACCTTGTTCCTCATCTTCTTCCTGAGGTAAATACCCGTCACCCTCTTCTTCATCTTCATCTGGTAAATATTTATCAACATCATTATCGGTATCTAAAGGTAACAATATTGGTGCTCTGTTATTAATTATAACATTGTCTACTTTGACTTCTTCTTCATAAAAATTCATTTTGGAACATAATCTACCAGAATCTGCTAATAACGAAGGGTTTATTTCTTCAGAAAACAACAATAACCGAATAATAGAATCCAAATAGATAGTTAAAATATCAATAAACTCAATAGAATTTATGTGATCAATCTTTATTTCTAATTTATTATCGAATGGAGATTTATAAATAGATATGGGAAAACCTGGATTATCAGCAATATCAACCTGTTTATTTACGTATTCTCCATGAATACGCTGATGTTGGTTAAAAAAGGATACAATTTCTTGTATAGCATCTTCTTTTGACAAAGAAAAATTTATCATTAAGGATTCGATTATTTCAGATCGATTATTTGTCCGTTTGAAAACCTCAGTAATCATAGAAGAAATCGCATTCATTTTTTTATAATTAGATACACGTATAAAATTTAATAAAATACCCTTGTTTACATCCAACTCAGTATCCATAATATCAAATATACTGGTTAAGCAACCAATTACCTTTTTAAATTGGATAGGTTTATTAACTAAAACAGTCATTTCTTGGTTCAAATTAACTATTTCTACGTGTTTATCAGATAATCTATCAAACCGTTTCATTTTGTAGCCGGATTTTTCAAGAATTTTATTAATTTTAATAATGATTGGATTTGTTACATTATAAATAATTGTTTCTAGAGTTTTTAATGAAATATGAATATTTAGGTCGGATCGTATGCGCAGATTACCATCTTCATGAAGATCTATAAACAAATCCAACTTTTCATTTTTAGAGGTGCGATATTGAATATATAAAACAATCAAATTATTTTTCTTGTTTTCTCTAGATATAGAATTAATCTGTTTTCTGTTTAACCATGGTATTTTATTACCACTTTTTGAAATACTTTCTGAATAAAATCGGAATATGCTTTCCCTACGTTTTCCTGGATTGTATTTAATTAGTGGAACAGCAGGATAAAAAAATGGCGTTTCGCTTCCCATTGTGCAATGTAGTTGTTTAAAAATGATTTCAAGTGGTAATGGCATATCAATATCAGGATGCAAAACAATGTTAAACGCAGAAATGCCTTGCTGGAAATAGTTTAATTTGCTATCACCTTTTTTTCCATTGTAAATATTGTAAAACAAATCCACTGTATCAAATAACTGAATCGACCCAGGTTTTAAAAGTTGATTGTTTTTTTCTATTAATTCTGGTTGTTTTTCTAAAAGTTGATCTTTATTGGTTACGCCACCTTGAAAAAGGAGTGGAAAGTATAATTCCATCATATAGGATGAATCAATAACAGTTTTCTCTTTTGTAGACCCATCTGGGAAAGATACAATTTGCGATTCAGCATAATCGAGAACATCATATGTTTTACACAAATAAATAACGTTGTTAGCGATTTCTCCATAATTTAACAATAATTGGTTCTCAAATGTATACAATTCATTATCTCTAGCTAACTGAAATGGTGGTTCAATATCATTTTTGGGAAGTTCAATGTCAAATGGGTTTCCTGAGAATAATAAATTGTTGTAATTGGAGAACCTTTGACCAAGGGGCACAGATATTTTGTATTTTTTGTCTTTATTAATGTATTTTATTAAATCGTCATAACCATAAGAGGTCTTTTTTAAACCTTTTAATTCAGAAAAATAGGTTTCTTCTAATTGAATATTCATTGCTAATTGGGACATGTGTTTACCGGTGAATAATTCTTTATGATTGCTTATTACTTTAATAAGATCGACTGGTTGATATTGATGGGCGAAAAGATAAATCTCTTCGTATGCTATTTCATTTTTACCTAATTCGTGTATTATTTTCTTTTTTATGGTTCTTATAGTATCATCTTTGTGAATTTGTTGAGAACTTGTAATAAATTCTGGAGGCGCTAGTTGATTAAATAATGATATTTCATCATTGCTAAATAATTTTTGTTTTATTTTATCATCTGACATTGGCGAAGAAGCTCCATTAAACACAATATATTTTGTAGGATTACCTTGCTTATTTAATAAACATAATATGTACTTTTGATTTTCTGGAATTTCTATTACAGATTCCATGGTATATACAATAAACTTATAAATTATGTAAGTTTTTTATTCTATTATTAATAAAATGAAAAAAGCTTTATTAATAGGAGTTGATTACGTAAAAAATCCCAAGGTTTCTCTAAGAGGATGTGTAAACGACGTAATAAATATAAGAAACATGCTTATTGATGCCTATGATTATGAAGCAGACAATATTACTATTTTGAGAGATGATGTTATGGATTTTATGCATCCTATCAAATCGAATATATTGGATCAACTAAATATATTGGCAAATCAATCAGAAAGTTTAGATGAAATTTGGCTGCATTACAGTGGTCACGGTTCTCAAATACAAAATCAGAATTCTAAAAAAAGAGAACTAGTTGAAATTATTATTCCTATGGATTACGAAGCAGAAGGCTCTATATACGATTATGAATTATTAGAAATAATAAGGAAAATAAAATGCAGGGCGATTTTAGTGTTCGATTGCTGCCATAGCGGAAGTATATGCGATATGCCTTGGTCATTCGATTTTGGAGATCTGACAGAATTAAAAACTCTACATACGAATACAGTAATTATTGAAAATTCCAATATATATGTATTGAGTGGATGCCGTGATTCAGAATCAAGTGCTGACTCATCAAATGGTTTAGATCAATCGGTAGGTGCTTTTACAAACGCTTTGATAGAATCTTTGAGAGCTAGCCATCATAACATTTCAGTAGTAGATTTATATAAAAAAACCTGCATTTTTCTGTACCAAAATGGATATTCGCAAAATCCCCTTTTATCATCAAGTAGTGAAACTCCTGATTATATTATTAAAAAGGCATAAACTAATTTAAAAGTTAAAGAATTAAAAGAAGAATATGGATACGATATTATCAAAAACCAACTTATATCCTATTGTACTTCCGACCAAAAATTTTAAAGATAGGTTCAATAATCCAAATTCTTATAATGAGATGAATCCATCTATGTACATAGATGAAGAAGGTAATGTTAAAATATTGATTCGATGTGTTAATTATAGGAAATTTAAAGATCGTCAATTTGTTGTTTATGATAATAAATCTAATTCAATGTATTACCAAATTACAGGTAAAATAGAAGAAAATGAAAATTTAGAATTAGAAAATTATGAATTAAAAGAATTGGTTATGGAAGATAAAATGCAGAAATATCCGACCTATTGGACCGGCATGGAGGATATAAGGTTTATAGACCAGAATAATATCTTAGTAACTGTTCCACAATTTAATCAAGATGGTAATGCATCTATATTTGAAGCAACTATAACTGATAATTTTGTTCATTCATTTATTGATTGTGAACCAAATTTAACAGAAAAGAATTGGATGCCTTTTATGGAACATAATGGTGAAACAAAGGTAATATATTCAGTGTCCCCCTTTTTAATTAAAACCGTTAGGGAAGATACATTTACTGAAATAAACGTATCATCAGAAGATGAATTATTATTGAGAGGGTATCATGGATCAACCAATGGTCTTAAATACAGAGATAACGTATTGTTATTTCTCATTCATATTAATAATGATCAAAAAACCTTACATAGATGGCTTCTATATGATACAGTAACTACTGACATTCGATTATCTGAACCATTTATCTTTTTCCGCCATTCTCATATAGAATTTCCATTGAGTTTATGTAGATTTGAAAAAAGAATTTTTATTAGTTTGGGTGTGAATGATGAAAAGGCATTCATTATTGAAACGAATTTAAACAATATTAATAAATTGTTTGTTTAAAACAATAAAAATAATAAAAATTAGCCATCGAAATATGGGTTATCATGAATCGTCATACCGCAATATTCTTGGTTGTTCTTTTTGTAATCTTTTGGATCATGAATTCCGGCTTCTTTGGCGTTCTCTAATAAATACTTGAAATTTTCCCAGAATTCACTCTTATGTCCAACAGACTTAGTCATAACATGAGATAGTTCATGAATGGCAACAAACGTTAATGTGTTTTCGTCAATCAAATTATCATTGTTTTTTTTCGAACGATTCAAGCAAAATGCTAATTTCTCACCTTTATTTTCACTATATGCAGTATATTCACTTGTAGGTAAAGTCTCAGATATTTTTTGCGGATTATATCCAGCAACTAATCTCTTTACTCTTTCTTCATCTCCGTGCTTTTTATTCATGTATTCAACTAATGCTTTACATTTTCCTGTTATGGTGGCAAGTAAATCCGCAGCAGCATCTATTTTCTCTCGTTCTCTAACACAATATTTATTACCATCTTTATTAGATATAATGCATTTCAACTGAAATTCGTCTGAGTTTCTATAATATATAAATGCGCAAACTACCAAGACAAATCCAATTAAAAAATAACCTAAAGCATCATATTTATCCATTATCGTATATAATTACAGTGTATTTTATATTTATTACCAAAATTACTAAATAACAATAACATATTTTTATAATTATTGTTATTTACTTTGTTTAGTTTGTAATTGGGCCAATGATTTATTTGGGTCCATTTCCAAGTTCAAGGGGAACACGACCATAATCAGGTTCAATAGTGCTTTGATTCCATGGTCCAATGTCGGCCTTTTGGATAATGGGATCAGAACGCAATTGAAGATTGGGATTTCTAAGTGATTGTCCGATAGTGTCAAGACCGATATGGTAACCAGCTTGTAAAAGATCAGGCATTAAAACATCTCCCTTATTCATAGAGCTGGGATTTAATGCCGACCATTGGCTATTGGCATCCTTGGGCAATAAATCAGAGGGGTTGGCAACATTTTGTTTGGCGAATCCACTAGGAACGCTTGGTTCTGGGGCATGAGCAGTGATTTGGGGATTTGAAGGTGGTGCCATCATAAGAGGTTGGGGTTGAGTTACACCATGGAGACTAGAAGATCCATCACCCATTTGATCATAGACGTTCATTTTAGATCCGGAATAAGAAAAAAGCGCCCAAGCAAGAACAAAAAATATAAGTAATACTACAGTTCTTCCTTTTGTAAAAAATTTGGAAAATCCACTGATGATCTCTTTGAACATTCTTATTATATATAAACGGATGATAAAAATATTTATGCAATTTTATTTTTAATTTTGCTAAATACAAAATAACAATCCTTTTTATTCATCCAAAGATTGTTCTACATCGAATTCCATATCATTTTCTAAATCACTGTCATCGCTATCTTCCAGATCATTCAACATATATGTATTTTTTATGCGTTTTGCTTCTAAATAAGATGAAAGTGCTAAATCCCTGGCTATCTTAGCCTTTTTTCTAGCTTCTCTATACATTTCATAATAAACATCATTCCTTTTTTTTATTTGAAAGGGTTCAATGTTCTCCAAATCTTCTAAATGAAAATCTACTTCATCCATATCATCAGTAATTTTCATGACAGTAGTTGGAATTACTTCACCTTCTTTTATAAAGTTATCATCATCAACATTCTCTTGTTGAGTAGTTTCTACTTCAAGCTGAGTTGATTCATTCGATTCTTTTTCAACTTCAACTTCAACTTCTTTTTCCCCTTCCTTTTCCTTTTCAACTTCTCCTACTACTTCCGATTCTTCTAATTGTTCTAAATCATCTGCTTTCTCAACTATGTTGGCATCAATTCCATTTTCTACTTCATTTACTAAAGTATTAACGTGTCCGACCGATTTAATTGTAGATGATTTAATAATGCATTTTTCGAATATATTTTTCTGTTGTAATGTCATCATCTGCTTTAATTCGATTTCGATTTGAAAGCTACGTGATGAACATTTAATACCCTGTATTTCAACAATCGTTAAAACATTGGTGTTCTCAATAATGGATTCTAACTCTACTTCATTTTCGTTTTCGTCGTAAATCTTAATCGACAGTTTATTTGAAATAGCGTTTGTGTTAGCGTTAATGCGTAGGATATAATATTTACCCGATTTAAACAGCTTAAGTGGTGAAGTAAAATAACTCTCTATGTCGTTTAGTTCCATTGCACCGTCAAACCATTTTTCTCTATTTTTGTAAATAAATGTTTGGCAATGATTCTCTAAATTTTCCATCCATCGAATAAAGTTCTCGTTTTCGTTTGTAAACATAAGATCGCATGAAAACTTTTTACCGGATTTAGTAAAACCCTGTTTTGTTTTACATTTAGGAGGCTGGATGTAAAGAGGGCCATTGTTTACTAAAAATCGTATAAAGTAGTTTCCGCCTGAAATTAAACTTGGTTTTGTGAGAACCAATTTATCAAAATCAAATGAATCGTTTGTGTCATAGATTTCGATCGACATTAACTTTATAGTTTCTAGACAAAAATCCTTGGATTAACAGACGAATTATAAGGGGAACGTAGTTACCCTCTGGTCCCTCCTTTTTTTATAAAATTGCACATTTTACACCTTTTCTTATTAGTTCTAAATATCCAAATAAGGAGGGGGTAAGGGGGAACGTAGTTCCCCCTAAAATACGTTTACAAAGCAAGTTAATTTTATGACAAATTTTTATGAAAAGTATAAGAGATACATGTATAGAATTTTTACAAAATGAAGATATTCGTAAGGACGTAAAAGAGGTTATGAAACCATTAGCAAATATTGTTTACAATGAAATTTATTTATATTTGTGGTTATTGTGTTTCTATAATTTGTTTTTGTTTTTTATAATTTTAGCAATATTATTTCTGTTGCTGAGAATCAACCATCAATCAAAATTACTTTAATTACTTTAGTAAAAAATTTCAATTCGATTAAAATAAAATATAAATAAAATATATAATGCCAAGAGGTAGACAATCAAGAAGAAGATCTTCCAGAAGAATGATGGGTGGTCAGGGTGATGAGTCATGGGCCAGATCCGTTTACGGAGACATGGGTCAACAAAAGGCTGGTCAAGGAAACGTAATTGCTATGAATCCCAATCCCCAAAGAGGTGGTAATGCTCCTGGTGCTGTTGTAGTACCAACTGTTGGTGGAGGTGCTGCTGTAGTCCCCACAATGCCTATGAATGGCGGTGAACATCCTCAAGGGATGAAACTCGGCGGTAATGCAGATAAAAATATGAGTTATGGTGGTGCCGACGAGGAGATTCCCGAACAAATTGGTGGAGAAGAACCACCAATGATCGTTGAGAACGGAGGTGGAGGAATCATTACTGATGTAGCCGTTCCTGCTGTATTGTTATATGCTAGAGACTCAATACGCAAGAGAAGATTTGTTGGAATGCCCAATATGTCTGTGAGAAATTCTGGCAATCGCAGAAAGTTTAGACGCGGAAGCAGAAAGTTTAGACGTGGAAGCCGCAAAGGTCGCCGTTAAAGTATTATAAATATTTATAGTTCAAATATAAATATTTCATGACCAATCTATATTTAATAGTAAGTGCTTTGATGTATCCGTATTCTCAGCACTCATCCATATTTTACTATCAACAAAAATCTCTTGCAAATGTGAAATTAATGTTTGAAAATAGCTTTCATTATAGTTGGTGTATTCAATATATTTTTTAGAAAGCATTTTTTTCCCATATTTGTTTTGTTCTATAATCGACATTATGATTGAATTTTTTTCTTCTTCTAATAATTGTAATAACCTTAATCTTTCTGACTCCAAATGTTCTTTATACATATCTTCAAGATCACTTTTTGATATTTTCATATTTTTATCTTATAAAAATGGTTTTTATTTTTTATATTGGTTTAGTTAGTTTTTTCATAACCTAATTATATATAATGGAGAATGAATTGATAATAAATCCTAAAACACTATTTGTGGAAGATGTTCGAAAATGGGCAATGATAGAAAGTCAACTTAAAATTGTAAATGAAAAAACCAGAAAAATGAGAAATATGAAAAACGAATTATCTGAGAAAATATGCAAATATATTGTTGATAATAAAGTATCAGATAATAAAGTAAAAATAAGTGATGGTGAAATCAGGGTTTATGATAAAAAAGAATATTCACCATTAACATTCGGATACATAGAAAAATCATTAAGCAATTTGATTTCGGATAAAGAAAAAGTGGAGTATATTGTTGCTTATTTAAAAGAAAATCGTGAAATAACTACTAGTCCAGATATAAAGAGAACCTACAATAATTAAATCATATATATTTATATAGAATGGAAAAACTAACGGGACAAACTATAAGTGATTATGAATTTATTAAAAATTCTAATAATAAAATTACATCAGCAGTCTATCCTATGAGAGAACATTTAAAAAATGAAAATCATAAAAGAGCCATTTTGGGCGGATCTTCATTAGTTATAGAAACTGGAATGACAAGATTTGATGAGTTAGGTGTTCCTGTAGGGCTGTATTTAGAAGAAAAACATATTACAATTGAAAATAACACAAAACGTGAAACAAAAAATGAAATTATTGATGATGTGTTATTCGAAAAATTATTGGGAATGGCATCTAGTGTAAAAGAAAAAACGAATTCATCGAGTAAAAAAAACGTGCCTCACAATACAAACAAAAAAACAAAAAGGAAACACAACTAATCAAAAGAGTGGGAAAACCTTGATATTACATTTACTAAACCAAAAAACTAACTCAGAAAAAGAACTTATTCGATTAGCTATGAAATAATTACATTTTGATAACAAAAGAATTTTAATTATTGCAAATTGTAAATCGTTGATTGATTCTTCTTTAGATAAAATAATCAATTTCACATCATTATAGTGTTTAAAAAATTCTAAATATTCATTGATATAATTGTTGTTGTCAATCGAAAGTAAAACGTTCTTTATTTTCTTATTATTTTCTAATAATTCTACAATTTTTTGTTTGTAAACATTAAAATCATATGGGCGATTAATGTTGTTTTCATGACTAGCTTTCCATGTTCTAACTGAAATAGCAAGGTTTTCATTTTTGTTATCTATCATTAAGGATTGATAATCATTTAGTTTATTGTAAACAATTTCTTTAAAAACTATTTTATCTATACTATTGAAAATACGCATTTTTAACGATTCACTTAATCTATTTGGGTCATAGTTGCAATCTATTAACTTTTTATCTGAGAAATAGTGATTTAGGTTTTCGTTATGACAACGATTCATCTCTTGGCATTCGTTGTAGATGTTTTCTTGCATATCTTCTTCTTCCTTTTTAACTAACAATCTATTTGTTGCAAAATATTCTAGTTTCTTTTCACTATTGTTTTTAAATATAAATTTATCATCTAAAATAGTATCATAAACTCCGTACATATAATTATGATTACAATCAATGACAACATCATCTTGGATTGCTAATGCTGAGATTAACCCTTTTATAACGTTTCCTATACCATCAATGTAAGATTTTCCAATAACCAATTGGTAACCCTCATTGTCCATTATAATATATATATATATATATGAATTGTATATTTTTTAAATAATTTTGAATAAAAAATATATATTTTATTAATTTTCAGACCAGGTTTTTTGGTTATATGAATTAATCTGTAATAATTTATCCTTGTTATCCTTCCAAAATTTTACCTTTTCATCTAATTCAGCATCTTCAGGTTTTTTTGGTTGAATTACTTGTTGTTGATTTGCTTTCATTCTTGCTAAGTCGGCATCGGTTGGATTTGGTTTCTTACCATAACAATTCACACCAAACTTGATGTATGGGTTTGCAAAATACCCGCCATTAATACCTGGTCGCCCGCAGTTATTCTTTTTCTTCGGATCATTTTGTAAATTTTTCCAAGTAGATTTTTGAGTAGGGAAAAAGGCCATTTGTCCATCAGACCATCCATAATTACACCATTCTGCTCCATGATTATAAGCCTCTTCTAACTGATCATAATTTGCTAATTTAGCACCATACACAGAGCATATTGATTGTGCATCATCATATGTATATAGATTATTTGATATATTAAATACCTCATTTTTTTGTACAGGAACTGAGCCAACAAAAGGATTTCCGGAGACTACTGTATTTCCTCCAACTACAGGATTTTTATCGATTTGAGGTGGTACAACTGGAGGCGGTTGTAGAGGCTTTGAAGCACTAGCAATAGTATTTCCAGTTGTAACGGTATTTACTTTGGCCACTGTATTACCTACAACTATAGTTTTTTCATATTTGCCTTTGTCCGGTAATGTTGACCAATTGAACAACTTATAAACTATGTCGGTGAGAGAAATGCCAAGTACATATTTGAAGAAATCTGCGAATAATATGATAACCAACAAAACCCAAACTACAGTTTCAATAATAGAAACAATAAACGGCTTAGTTTCTCTACTCATGGGAACACTAAACAAATAAAGTACAAAATACAAAATTAGAATAAAAAACAACAATGAAACGATAGAAATAGGATCGTCTATAAAGTATTTCAAAATAAGGAAATTGTTTTCTAATATTTTATTTCTATCTTTTTCATTATAAGATGAATAAATTGAAACAACTAATATGACAAAGAAGAACAATGTTAATATATCAATTGTTCGGCTTAACCGTAGTTGATAATTAGAATAATCTTCATCCTTATTAAAGAAAATTTTTAAAATGATATACGCAACTAGATATATTGCTAAAAACCAAAATACAAATGTTATATTTGATTTATTAAAAACAGAATAAAATATATCGGATTGAAGCTTTCCGTTATCATTTTTTTGACCAAAAATATATTCATCCTCTAAATAAACGTTACCATGATATGTTTTTTTGGATTCAATATTTCCATTCACACTATAACCTGGTGGAATAGAATTTGAAGAACTATTCAAAACATAACCATTTCTTTGTTGATTATTTACAACATTTATTTTTTCACCAGTATTAGACATAATTTTTAATATATTATATTAAGTTATTTTTTTTACGATAGAATAAACAGTATGCCATAGGAGTTATAATGGTTTTTGGATCTTCTATTATATCTATATTACGATCATTACAATGATACCAATCATTTTCAGAATTACGAATAAAAGCAGTATAGTGCCCACCCATTACTCCACCCATGTGATTACAAACACCATACAAATCATATTTAAAGGTTTCTTTACTATACCCACAAACATAGTTTGACAAATCCAAATTTTCTAAAGGAAAATCGATGAGCGAATTTAATTTTTGTTGACCATCCGGGCTAAACCTTTTTAATGTTATCACAAGTATTTTGGGAAAACTCCAGAAAGATATTTTCTTCTTAATGTCCTCTTTTTTACTAGTTTTTTCATTAAACCATGCATTCTCTCCCTCAAGAATCTCGGGTTTTACGTAAAGATTAAAACAATCATACAGATTACTTGCTAAGAAATTCGGCTCTAATATAGGGAGATCTAAAATAAAATAACTCTCCGGCTTTATAACATGTTGTATTTTATCATCCATTGACTTTATTTCGGATACGTAAATTCCATAAAAAAGATCCATTATTTCTGAGTATTCTTTTGAATAAATTGTTTTCAACATAGTATAACATTGAATTGCTACATTGTCCTTACTATTTTCAGGATTTCCAGTAATTTTAATATTTATACTTCTCGAAATACTGTTGTGGAGACAATCCATAAAAAATAGTAAAAATTCTGACATATCGTTTTGTACCCATCCTGTGAATATATCGCGATCTTTAATAGTTGCTATTTTGTGAATATTATGCACAAACTTATTTGGACTAACTATTCCATTTCCACTCCACATTACGTTTCTCAAATCATTCCATTCATTAACTATATTAGAATCGGGCAAATCATTTTTTAAATGAATCTTGTATTTGTCTGAATCTAAAAAATGATTTAATTCGTAAGTATGGTTCAATACCTGCATACAAGCGTTTAGAAAACATGTGTTTCCTAGGTTCTCTAATCCTATCTTTCCTTTGTTTTTATATTTTGAAAAATCCATAATTTAAATCTACTGTATTTTAATATATAGACATATCTTTATATTATTGAAATAATATGGATAGTTATTTTTCAGAAATACAGCAAGAGATAGAAAGAGTTATGCAAAATATGAATAGAGAACGTGGAAACAATTCTAGATCTAGATCAGCGAATCCAACTAGAAATGCAACTCCATCATCTAACGGGGGTAATAGCGAATTCTTATCCCTTTTAAGGGAACTGTTGTATGTTTATAATAACAATATAAGAGATTACCAAGACAATACTCGCATGATGTTACAGGCAATTTTATTAATAATTACAAATAATAATAATCAGCAACAACAACAACAACAACAACAGCAAAATCCGTTTAGAAGAAGCGCAAATAGATGGAATTCTAGAGAACTTGACAATTTTATATATTACATGATTTATCCAACTGGGACAATTCCACCGGTTAATACTCCACTACAAGAAAATGTTGTAGTTGCTCCTACCCAACAGCAAATAGATGCGGCAACAATAAATTACAATTTTCATTTAGAATCGGCACAAAGCAATACTACTTGTCCAATTACTTTGGAGGAATTTTCAGATAACGATCCAGTTTGTAGAATTAGACATTGTGGTCATACGTTTCGTCATTCTGCTATTCAAAACTGGTTTCGAAGCAATGTTCGCTGTCCGGTATGTAGATTTGATATAAGAGATCACATTGAAAATAATAGTCAACTGCCAGAAAATAATAACACTAACTCCGTTTTGCAAGATAGAATTAGAGAATTGATCGGCGAATATATCAACATGGATAATTCTCAAAATCAGTTTTTTTCATTCGATTTACCACCTTTTTTAGTTCAAGATTCTTCCTTTAATTTTATTCATCAGGTATAAAAAGATATAAATAAAAAAAAGGTATTTTTCTCATAATGGATAAAAAAGTACAGGTTTATATAGAAATTGAAAAAGGTTCTAACATTAAATATGAATTAAATAAGGAAACTAACAAATTGGAAGTAGATCGCATTTTACCTGATCCTTATTATTATCCATACAGCTATGGGTTCATTACAAATACACTAGCAATGGATGAAGATGAATTAGATGCACTTATTATAACGGAAAAAAATCTGGAGAAAGATAAAATTTATGATGTGCACATAGTCGGTGTGTTAATTATGAGTGATGAAAAGGGATTAGATGAAAAAGTTCTCTGTGTTCTAGAAGAAGATTATGGGATTATAAAGGATTTGGAAGATTTGTCTCAAGAAACGCGTGATAACATTCATTGGTTTTTTTCAAATTACAAAAGTAATACTCCCGGAAAATGGTCAAAAGTTGACAGATTTGACAGTAAAGAGAAAGCTATTTCAATATACAATAAATCATGTTTTTTATAAGGCATTGAAGAGGTAAAACAATGTACATTATAAATTAAAATATAAGTTTAATTTATAAATGCGTTATAATATCGTATTTAAGCTTAACGTTAGACAGCCAAAATTTTTACAAAATACTCCCTCTGTACCTACAGCTAAAACATTTAAGGCTCCTTATACATACGTTCATCCTGACGCAATTAATTCAAGCATAAATCCTACATTTCCTCCTCAGAATTTTAATGGCACTCAATTACTTAATTTGTATAATGTTTTACCTGTACCAGTTAGCACTGGTAAAAGACAGGTTAAAATAGCTGTTATTATTGCATATACTTATACTGGCCTTTTAGCTGACCTGAAAATATATTGGCAAAATCCTATTAATTTTGGGCCGGAATCCACACCACCAAAGGTAATCGTATATACAATGCCAGGTGCAACTTTTAATTCTGGTTGGGCACAAGAAGAATGTTTAGATTTACAGATGATATGCACTATGAATCCCAATGCGGCTATTTATGTTGTAGAAGCTAAATCTGACAAGGTTACTGATTTAATGGCTGCTATTAACTATGCGAATACAACAATACAGCCTGATGTTATTTCTATGTCATGGGGTATAGATGATTCTACTAGTTTGTCACCCTACAATAGTAATTTTAATAATCCCAATATAAGTTATTGTGCAGCTAGTGGTGATGCAAACAACGTATCTTGGCCGTCCGTTTTAAGTAACTGTATTTCTGTAGGTGGAAGTACTTTAATTTGGACTCCACAATCATCAAATCCTAGAACTGAATATACATGGAATGGCGCAGGATGTGGATATGCTGCGTCAGTTGCTCAACCAAGCTATCAACTAGGAATTACTAATATAAATCACGTAAAACGTGCTGTTCCAGATTTATGCATGGTAGGAAATCAAAATACAGGAGTGTATGTAGTTTACAAAGGTCAGTGGTATTCTTTTGGTGGAACTTCAGTTTCTACGCCTCTTTTTGCTGGTATTTTATCTTTAGCTAATCAACAACGTTTTAACGTAGGAAAATCTGCGTTGACAACTGTATATTCAACTAGTGCTACTCAACCAACAAGTTCTATCTATGTACCTCCATCGAATAATGTTCAACAATTCTTGTACAAAACAATTTACCCGTCTAACAAATACAAAAACGATTTCTATGATGTTACAATAGGATCGGATCAAGGTTCTGTAGCTGGGAATTCTGCAATTTTAACGACATACATTGCAGGTACAGGTTTTGATTTAACAACTGGTTTAGGTTCTCCAAACTGTTCTAATTTATGTAATGATTTAGCTACTATTTAAAAATAATTATAATTGTACGTTAGTTAATACCTTTTTTATCATAAATATATAATAGAAATAAAAATAGTAGACATGTTTTATTACATATTTTCTTTCATACTTATACTTATTATTTTGTTTTTTTTCATACATGCAGGAAAAATTATTTATGTCATGGAGCGACAGGGAATGGCGCGCGAAGATTCGCAATACAATCATCCAAAAGTTATAAATGATTTTATAACTATAAAGCAAAATAATGAAATATTAGAATTTGCAAAACCACGTTTTAAAGATAGTTTAATAGGAGGTGGTTCAGTACACCAAAAAGATTTATCTGTCCGTAATAGTCAAACGGCTTGGGTTTCGCGAGACAATAAAACAGCCAAGGAAATTATAACAAAGGTATGTGATATGTATAATTTACCATTTGAGAACGCTGAAGATTTGCAAGTAGTCAAATATGAAAAAGGAAATTATTATAAAGAACATCATGATAGTTTTCCATATTATGAACCAGATTTCTTGTCTCAGGGTGGACATAGAGTTGTAACTGCTTTAATTTATTTGAATGATGATTTTGAAGAAGGTGAAACCAGATTTGTAGCTTTAGATAAAAATATAAAACCACAAAAGAATGGTGCTATTCTTTTTCATCCATTAGATGCTGATAATAAAAAGTGCCATCCTAAAGCATTGCATGCTGGTTTACCAATAAAATCAGGAACAAAATATGTTGCGAATGTATGGATAAGAGAAGGGCCTTTCAAGTATGATGTAGACAGAAGTACTTATGATTTTTATTTTAATGATAAGCTTCTCTATTTACACAGATTGTTATATTATACTTTTTATAGAAATAAATAATTACGTTTGATGTAATAAAGTTAATTACTACATTATATTAATGGAGAACGATAATACATATACTTATCTAACACATTTTGGTAAAATAACACTTTATCAAAACGAATTATTTATTGGAACAAGTTTTAGAAATAATCAATACTGGGATGAAGATACGCTTTGGAAATTAAAAGAATACATAGATCCTAATCGAAATATGTTGGAAATAGGTGGACATTGTGGAACAAGTAGTGTTGTGTATGCATCTTTTTTAAACCCTGGTAGCAGAATATATGTTTATGAACCCCAAAAAAAACTGTACGATTTGCTAGTTAGAAATGTGAATCAGAACAATTTACAAGATAAAATAACACCACACAATTCTGGTGTCTTTTGTTTTAATGGCGAATCTACAATGCATGATACTGATTTAGATGGATGGGGTGGAAACGTCGCGAAAAGATATGATGAGGAGATAAATGATGGTTGTAATTTTGGAGGTATAGGATTAGGTTTAAATGGAGAAACAATAAAATTAACTACAATTGATGATATGGGATTAGATAATATTGGGTTTATACATTGTGATGCACAAGGATCTGAGAACTTTATATTCGCAAAAGGATTAGAAACTATAAAGAAAAGTCGTCCAGTAGTTTATTATGAAAATATTCAGTTTGAAAAAGGACATGCGGCAACTGTTATGTTTAAAAATATATGTGACACCTATCCCGAATACAGTAAAGAAAGTCAATTTGATATCAAAAAATATTGTATGGAGGAATTAGGGTATTCAGAATGCATTGATCGATTTAATGATGGGATAGATACTTTGTTGATTCCCTAAGGGGAACCTAGGTTCCCCTTTGACCCCTCCTAAAACCATATTTATAGTATTTTTATTATTTTATAGTTACAAATAATAAAAATTAACGTCCCACTTCAGTAATCTTTAACCAAGTGGAAGTATCGTAGTTAACGTTTACAATATCACTACTTAAAATAGCGAATGATATGGTTTTTGTAACATCATTTGTATTTGTATATCTTGAACTAATGGGTAATGCTGTACTTCCTCTAATTACTCCAGAACCTTGATTTGCATTGCCATTTAAAAATATTACTTGTGAGTATCCTATTTCTTGATTATTTACACTAAGATTCATATAACATCCATCATTAGCACCGTTACTGTTACCTAGTACTGTAAAAACAGAAAAAAACTCAATTATTAAATAAGAAGTGTCATAGGATGGGGTGTAAGAATAGTTAAATAGCTTCTGGTACTGAGTACTATTTGGAACACTTGCTGGATTTCCTGTATATAAATAGGAAAACCCAACATCCCCAGCACGAACCATAATCATATTTATTATCTGACCAGGTAAAAAAGTTTTCGCAAGAATGTAGCCATTAGAATTAATATTACCATCTACTTGCTCATCACCTTTAACTAATAAATCGCCGTCAACCTCTTCATCCCCCTTGACTAATAAATTACCATCAATTTCTCCGTTCCCTTTAACTAACAAATTACCATCGATAGTTGAATTTCCACGAATTTCTTCATTTCCAGAAACAACAAAGTTTCTGTAAACATACAAATCTTGATTACGCATAACAGGCAGAGCAAATTCTGCTAAACGGTTATTCATGTACGTAATACGATTTGTCACTTTTCGATCTACAAGAGCACGCATAGACAAAGACATGATTAAAAAATCTTTATATATTACTCTAATATTTTTTTTATACATTCTTACAAATGGGAGGGGTTAAAGGGGAACTGGTCGGTTCACCTTAAAGAAGGCATCGATCTTTTGGATATTATTTTTCTCATTGTAAATCTTTTCTAAAATCTTATCAAACAATAGGGCTTTTACTTTTGTCGCACAGAATTTCTCTTTCTTCTTCATAAATATCTCTAAATCAGGGAAGTCATCCTCCAATTTCCTTATTTCTTTCTGATAATCTTTAATTGCGGTCATCTTACCTTGCGCTCTCCATATTTTTTCAACTTCAAGACCAAACAATTGGAGCAATGGTTTCATAAGTTGATTCGTAATATAATGCGTATAATCTATCTGTAATTTATTTTCCACAATAAATTCTGGTGTTTCAATCTTATCTCCTTGCAATGCCTTTTTCTCGTCATTCACAACAAACACGAATTTAATACGATCACCTGATTTAGGTTTATTTCCAGGATCTCTTTTACCAATACGCTGAGCCAACACATTATGTCCAATCTGATCAGGATTCTTATAATCACTACGCAGTGCCTTTGTGATCGCCAATTTTTCCATACTTACTTTACCAGTAATAAGTTCTTTTAGACAATGATCCAAATGTTTTATAGCAGAACCCATGTCTGTGTTTTTCATCAATATATCCAAAACTCCACCATAAACATCCTTCATAAAATCACATGAATCACGACGCTTTAATGGAAGACCCATGTACTTCAACTTACCTTTATTAGGATCTTCCTCATAAAGCATACCAACATAACGTTTCTTAGAAAGCAAGATGAATGGCATAAGGGTTTTTTCATAAGAGAGTTCCATGGGCGCTTTTAGCCATTGGGTACAAAGTTTCGCTGCGTCTTGTGCAAGTTCAATTGTCATAGCAAGAGCCGGTTTACCAACTATCTTTTCACCAGTATCAGGTTTCTCCAGATTAAATGTAAAGAATACTGAATCAGTATCACCATAAATATACTCTGCCTTGGTTCTTACAGTTTCACCATTCGTCAATGTATAAAGTCGGTTTCCATAAACCTCTTCAACAATACGCTTCGCATAAATAATCATTGCACGTCCAGTCGCAGTTGTCGAAGCAGCAACATTTTTCTCATAGAAAGCAGATGTCCTAGAACCACATTGTCCATACAATGAATTAGCTGTAATTTTGTAGGCTAATTGCCTCTTATCCAAAATGTTTTGCATGAATGGATCTTTTTCAGTCTTAATTAGTTTACGGGTATCTGATCTTGCTTTCAACAGTTCTTCCAGAATCGAAGGCAAGATCGATTTCTTATTATTGGGTAACTGTGCCCAACGGCATACTATTTTTCCAACCTTGGTTTTCTTAGCTTGAGCACTACCAATCTTAATATATTTGAAATTGTCAAATGCTACATCAATATACTGATACTCAGGCAAGTTATCATAAATATACTTTCCTGTCTTATCTCTATCACCCTTTTCCCTTATCAAATTATTATCCAAATCATACTCTTTTGACCATACCAAACTATCATGTGAGTAGTTTTGACTGATCATTGAAGATGGATACAGAGATGAATAATCTACACAAGCAACTGGATTATCAATATACATTGCACATTTTGGAGGTAACACAATAGCACCCTCATAACGATCAAAGTCATTCGATTTTTCTAGATCCGGCATAAGAGTATTATTTTCACGGCATTTCTTAGCTACGAAACTCATCAATTTAACACCTTGACCACGGAAAATGAGAAAGCTAATAGGAACACAACAAATATTCGCCATCTCAGAATATCCAGTAATAGAATCTATTTTATTCATCAAATGATGAACTAGGTTACAATCCTGAATACAATATTTTGCAACTATTGCTCTGTCTGCTGCAGAACCATTAGCTAGCCGGAAAATGTCCTTGGGGGAAACATCATCCTTTGCCATACCCCACTTCAAAGATTTACCTTTTTCAAAGTGTTCATGACCACGAATAACCAAAACATTATATTTTACAGTTTTTTCACTACCTTTTACCATTTCTACAATCTCCTTACCACGATAAATATCCGCGATTCTGAATTTCTGACCTTTCTTATGATACTCGGATGTATAACCAGAGAGTTCAATGTGTATGAAATCATTGATATTTATGCCCATCAAATTTTGACTATAAAGTTCCGTTACTTCACCAAAATCAGGATGTACAACGTGCTCTACTCTCTTAATGTCGTCACTAATAAATATACCAGCAACATCGTCTAGTTTATAGGATGACAGGATAAATTCTCTGCGAAAACTAGCATACATATCTACCTGCAATCTTCCAGTCATCTTAAAATATCGCAATTCATATTCTCCACTAGCTATCTGCATTTTAGTTGTTTCGATGTCGTACTGCCCTGGACAATCGCGCTTAGGTTTCGCTGCCATTTCACCAACTTTTCTTGAAAGCATCATGAAATCATGAACACATTCATTCTCTTCAGCACGTCGAAAGAGAAACTCATAATCAAATCCGAAAATGTTATAACCAATAATGATGTCTGGATTTTCATTTTGAATAAGCTCTGCCCAAATCGTTAGAAGTTTCGCCTCATTATCAACAGATTCAATGACTGCTCCTTCTACTGGATCGCATGATCCTAGAACAATACAGTGATTCATGTAGGGCTCCAAATCACCATATCGCAAGAACGTGGATCCGATAAAAGTTACTTTATCACCTTCTAATCTTGGAAATAGACGGGTCAACACATCATTTAGTATTTGAATTTTTTCATCACGACTGGATTTAGATACAATCAAAATATCAAGAATCTTAGTTGTATTAGATTCCGCCTTTTTTACTTTGACATATTGAGGTTTCGTTAAACCATCTCCATCTTCATCCACGTCATTGTCATTACCAGATTCATCGTTTCTTTCGATTTCATCAGAGGCATTTTCACTTACTTGGTTATTTTGATTCGCGTTCATAGCTTCAAACATGTCATCGATTCTCAAAAGCATCGAATTGTCCTCATCTTTATTTGCGACCTTCGCTTGTTCAATACTATTTTCAATTAAGATTTTTACAAGTTGTGCTACTCGTTGTTTAGTAGGCGCAATCTTAGGATACACAACATCTACATCTTGAAAGGAATCGTAACCAAAGGCAGTTAATATTATCTTTTGCAGAAGTAGTTTTCCCTTTGCTTCATCCAAATTTGGTTGTTTAATAAAGGTATCCACGATGTTTACCGCAAGCCGCTTGTATGTCTTCACAGGAATAGGAAAGTCACCATGACTACTACTTGCCTCAATATCAAAACTACAAATCTTGAATGGGACACGATCAATTTTGGTAGGTTCCGGTGTGATAGCTGACAAAGGACAAATATATTCAAAATTACACGTAGTTGTCTGCACAGCTGGTCTAATAATCTTATTTAAATAGAAAGATATCCAACCGCTAGGACTCACATTGTTTACATGGAAATAACGTAGTAATGGCGGGATATTTCCACTCTCGTAGAGTTCCAATGAAACTCCTAAAAAGATATACTTTTTCTTCCTTCTCTCTTGAACAGTTGGATCAATTCTACTTTCTACGTATTCATACCATAGATTCTTTACTACATTCATTACTTCTGTATTTTTAAAAGTTAATTGAACAAATTTATCCTTTTTCCCAGCAGTAAATCCGTAAAGCTTATTATATTCAACTATTTCGGCTGAAATAATAGATTCATCATAATTTTTTCGTTTACTTATTTTCTTCTTGATGTCCGAAAGAAGTTGTGCAACCTGGGAATTCGTCCAACTTTGACCAACTCGAATAAAGAAGAATGGCTGGAAATCTCTAATATAAATGCAGCATGTCTCACCAGATTCATTTACACCAAACATTTGAATAACAAAGACCTTATCATCCTTTCTTTGTCTAGGCTTATGAAAGTCACGCACATCATTATCCGAATCAGATGTAGATTCTTCACTAGTGTTTACCTCATCGTAAGCATTAAAATCAAACAGTCGAAAATACTTCTTAATCATGGGTTTCTTTGCTGCTACTTTCTTGCCAGATTCCATTTTAATAATAAGTATTGTTGTGTTTATTTAGTTTGAATTAAATAAAAGGAATCTTATTTAATTCAATTTTTCGATTTTTTAATATCGAATTTGGTGATCCAATCTCGCTGATTTTATACCGGTATCAGTTCTACGTCTTCTTTTTGAAAAATTGTATCTCCTTCCACCTATTGTTTTATTGCCACTACCAAAAAAACCTCCCATTTGCTCACTTGTTCTTTCTCCTTGATAGTATTCAAGATTACCACCTTTTACCTTAAAAATAGTAGGATATCCATTAGCTGCAAGTTTTCCGTTTCTTATTTTTTTGTTTATTTTATTAATTTTGATATCTTTTAATTTGTCACTTTCTTCAATCTCATGAAATTGATATTTGTCTTTGTTCATATTACTTTTCATTCTTTGCCATTCAGGTTTTAATGCCTGACAATGTCCGCACCAATTAGCATAAATAAGGCCTACCATAATAGTGCCTTTACCTTGACCGTTATGCAAATTTTTTTTTGTTTTATTGTGATGATTTATTGTTTTTCTAGTATAACGTGCCATTATATTCTATTAGTAGATATTGTTTTATCTAAATAGATTGAAAATTCTTTTTCCTAGTTATTATATATATCAGTTTATCCTATATGAAAAACAGTAGATTATTATTTTTCTTGTTTTTAATAATTGTTTTTTTAGCAGGATTATATTGGATCTTTTATTCGAATGTAAGTAGATGTAGTGTTGAAACATTAAAAGACAAACATGAGATAGCTAAAAAAGATCATGAAAATAAAGAGAAAAAAGATGATACCAACAATTGCCCGGATATGCTAATCCAAAAAGGTAACATTTTATTGCTATACAATTCTAAAAAACCCAAGGACGAAACCAATCCAATTCCATTTTACAATTTAGATGAATATATTTATTATTTAGACGCACAAAGAAAATTAGGAAACAATTGTCCGGTTCTTTATTTAAAACAAGAAACGAACACGCAAGGTAAAGATGTTTATAGAATAAGACCAAGTCCTTTTGATTTACAAGGAGGGTTACCAGCTACAACCAATGAGTACAAAAAATACGTACCACCTTCACCTATAATGACTGATATAAACAGTATGTCTTTATCTGCGCAACAACCATTAAACAGTGATGCTATTCAAATAAAAGACGCATCTAGAGAAAATCCACCATACAATCAGGCAGATTATGCAAGTTTCGATCCACAGGGCTTGTACATAGGCAAATTTACAAATTTGGACGAAATACATGAATCAACCAAAAATGCTCAATTTAGTGATAATCCAATGGATCCGAATTGGGGTGGTGTTGAATACACACAAAGTATGATCGATATAGGTAAATATGAGGAGAATAATATAACTAAACCAATGCTTTTTCAACCTAGAACTGCTTTTATACCAATTGACACTGGTAATGGTAAACCACAACCACTAGATGTCATATAAGGTCAGGGAACATGTAGTTCTTCTTTTTGTAAGAGGAATTTTTGTATATTTTCGATCGATGTCTTATTTATCTTACGGGCTTTACCTTTTGATTCACAAGTGACACCATCCAAGCATTGGGGATTTTTTTGTAACTCTTCAATAAGTTTCGGAAATGTACCATATTGTTTCATAATCGCTATTGCGGTTATAGAACTTATACCTGGTATTTGGCACAAAATAATTTCACCTATATTTTCTGGGGTGACATTATCTTTCTTCACCTTCTTTACAAAGTTACAATAATTAGCTGGTTCTGATTCAACCGGATTATTACTGTCGACCGGATCTGTACTAGTCAATGTAAAACTATTAAATTTATTCGTTAAATTTGGATCGTGATTTGGTAAAAACAACTGACTTTTTCCTTCTACTTTACGAAACATCTGTATGAAAGGTGTGCTAAAATAATAAGGAATCTTATTTTTCTCGAACTCTCTATCTAGTTTATCTGCCATGTAAAGAATCCATTCAGCACTCTCCTGAGCTGAAGATGATCTGTACAAACTAAATCCCTTAAAAAATTGCAAAGTTGTCATAGATGAATAAATCATACGCTTATCCTTTGGGTTCGCTACTTGTGAAAAGATGCCCTCTAACAGATAAAAAATAGAATGTGGTGGTAAATTACTTGTATTTAAAAGACGATGTGATTGTTCTTCATAACGTCCATCTTTAATTGAGGATAACAAGTCAGAAAATGATTTCCGTTCGATAAGTAAAATATCCTGAGCGTCATCAGATTGAAATAAAATATCTCCTATTTTCAATTCTTCTTTTACCAATTGGATATTAAACGGAACAGTCTGTTTGCAAAGCATATCCTGGCATTTTTCATACAGTCCATGTTCTCTTTTATCAATAATAATTCTCATAAATAATATAATGTTAGGGAAAACATTATATTGTTTCAATAAATAACTTAATTATACATTTAGCGTGTGCCACGGCAGTGGAAATAAGTATTGGGGGAGTTGCCCATGATTGAGCTAATAGGGCGGGATTGGCAAACATTGGGGTTAACAGTGTACTGGAGGCACTTTAAGTTAGCGCAGAATGGTTTACCATCAACCTCCTTGGTTGGGTTGCATGCATTAATGTAGGTAGAAACCCAATGGTCGCGGCCTACTTGATGAGCAAATCCGGCTTTTTTAGCTCCACCACCTTGAGCTTGGGTAGTGTATACGTTGCTACCCATAGATGAACGATTTGATGAACGAAAAGCTTTAGCAGGAGCAGGCATATCTGGATATATATTTACTAAATATTTTTTTTACAAATCGCCATTTATTCTTAAATTAATTTACCAAAATGATTTAGAAAATTGATTCACTAATATATTAGTTCAATATTCATTTTATTTTAGAAATAACATGAATATGGATGGAGATATACGTATTGAAAATGGTGCAAACGGCTCGGAGATTTATATTTTTGATCCTTATAATCCCCTAAATAAACCCATTTCAGAATATAATATTACACAAATGCTGAAAAATTATGGTCTGGACATTGAAATAAACAACTTCGAGATTTATAAACGAGCTTTTATTCATCGATCTTATACTAGGAGACCTAATATTGAAAATGAGCAAAACAATATAACTATAACACCTAAACCGGACGATTGTTTGCCGTTGTATACAAAATCAAATGAAAGATTGGAATTTGTAGGTGATGGTGTATTGGAGTGTATTACTAAATATTATTTATACCGCAGATTTCCTAAGGAGAATGAGGGATTTATGACGGAGAAAAAAATTGCGTTAGTTAAAAACGAGGCGATTGGTAAAATTGCTTATGAAATGGGACTGCATAAATGGTTTATATTGTCTAAGCATGCTGAGACAAAACAGACACGAACAAATCTAAAGAAACTAGGTTGTCTTTTTGAATCATTCATTGGTGCAATATTTTTAGATTCAAATAAAACGAAGATAAAGGATGAAGATGGGTGGTTTGAAAGTGTATTTTCAACTGGGCCCGGTTTCCAAATGGTGCAAATATTTGTCGAAAATGTATTTGAAAAGCACGTTGATTGGATAAATCTGATTAAAAATGATGATAATTTTAAGAATATTTTACAAGTAAAGATACAGAAAGAGTTCAAGGTAACCCCTTATTATATGGAGGTAGAAGAACATAATGTAGATATAGGATATTACATGGGAGTTTATTTGTGTCTAGGTCAACCAACGCATAGCGTTAATCATTCAAAATCTATTCCTCTAACAAATTTTAAATCTTACAATGAGATACATCAACATATGTCAGAGAATGGGAAAATATTCCTATTTATGGGAGAGGGAAAGCATAAGATCAAGAAGAAGGCAGAACAGATAGCATGTGATGAAGCGATTCGGTGTTTAGAAGGATTTTAAATAATAATTTAAAATATACAAATAAAAAATGAGCAAGGTAATATTTTTTTGTCCTGCAGGTAGAGAGCCAGTTTTGAGTATTCAGATTAAATATATTCAAAAACTTTTAGATTTAGATATAGTGCACGAATATCATATATGGAATTTTGCATGGAATACAAACGACAGTAATTACGTAGAATCATTATGCAATTTACATCCCAAAATTATAATAAAATCTTCGCCGTTTATTGGTGGGGATAGAGGAAGTCAAACCGCATCTTTTCAATTCGCATACATGTTTCATGACTATTACAAATATGATGAATACAATGATTATATTTTCATCAAAATAGATGACGATGTAGTTTTTATTGACACGAATAATTTTGAAAAGTTCATTGATTTTAGGTTAAACAGTGATGCTTTTCTTTGTTCGGCAAATGTAATTAACAATGACCAGGGAATTTTTTATTACAAAAATGGATTTGAAATAATTCATAATGATTTTACAAGTAATTACAAAACCATTCTTGAAAATAATTCGAATAAAAATTCATGTCAACATGAATTAGAGGAAAGATTATCTATAAATTTCATTTCATTTTTAGGGAAGGATTTAAAATACATTAATGATGAATTTTCTAATGGAATTGGATCAAATGATGAATGGAGATTATGTAACGTTATACCGAAGAAAATTAATAAAATTAATGAAATATGTTTGTTTATGACAGTAGTACATTATGCATACGGTGGTATAATTGACAAAAAATATTTACCTGATTACGAAAGGATATCCAATTTGTTTCTATAATCCGTGTTCATATTTAGAGTAAAAATCTGTTTTGCAATGGGGTTCTTCACCTGAAATTTCAGAATCTGGTAACGTATATGGTGAAAATGCCATCTTTTGGCAAACGTACGGGAAACCAATTTGATCTTGAGTAGTAAATTTCAATGTTTGTAAATACCAATTGTTTAAAAAATCTGTAACAAATTCATCGTTGTTCAAAAATGCTATAAAACACGTTATCCATACGCCATAATGTAATCGCTCAGGATCTATCTTTTTGAAATAATAATTGTCAAAGCCATCATCAATATATGCATTGTATTGAGCAATCACATCTTGAAACGGTTGTTCTTGATTATTCCAAAACGTGGAACTATATCTCTCCGATTGTCTAGATTCTAATACTTCACCAACTAAAATACCTTTTCTCCATTCGTGATTCCAACCGATAACCTTGTGATCATATATTTTACTAAGAATCCATTCGCTTGTCTTAGGATTTTTGATTTCTATTGTCCCATCTAACCAGATTATAACATCATATTGTTTTAATCTTGGTATATTTTGAAAAGCCTGCTTATAATACTTGGCTTTATTAAAAGAATGATTATTATTGACGAAAGAATTTATGTAATTTCCTGTGTCAATTTTCGATTTGTTTTCTAAATGGTAGGGTGTGGTATCTATTATCCAACCATTACTTATTATCTCTGGGTTATCAGTGAAACATATAAAATCAGTAGGTATAGATTGTTCTATAAACTTTTTACAAGAGGTTTCGTAATTCCCATAGATAGCTGTTATGAAACAAGCCTTAGTATTCATATATTCTAAAACTTGATTTATATTTATTATTATAAACGAAACAATTGTAAAAGTGTGAATGCAGCTATTAAGTTTGTGACCCAAAAATGTTTGTCTGCATATTTAGGAATATGTAAATAATTTATATATGTCTGTCATTTTATCAGCAGATCAAATTACAGAAATAACGAGCTACGTTAATTATTACAGATCTTTAAATCAAGCACCTCCTCTTTCATGGGACACCACAATCCAAAAATTTTCAGATAATTGGTCATATCATTTGTTGGAAACCAACACGTTTCAACATAGTGGTTCAGATCTTTATGGCGAAAATTTAGCTTTTTTTCAAGGTTACGGTAAAGATACAATGGTTCTATTAAAATTAGCTGTAGATGCATGGTATAATGAAATTTCGCTATATGATTTTAAAAAACCAGGGTTTTCATCCGCCACTGGACATTTTACTTGTTTGGTGTGGAAGGCAAGTACAAATTTTTCTATTGGAATTTCTATAGACCCAATTACAAGTGCAGCGGATATTGTCATGAATACTAGTCCTCCGGGAAACGTAGAAGGTCAATATAAAATAAATGTTTTACCGGTAGGTATTAGTCCAAGTCCAAGTCCAAGTCCAAGTCCTGTTCCAGTTCCTAATCCAGTTCCCATTCCTATTCCAGTTCCCAATCCACCTACTCCTCCCATACCTATATCTGAAACAGCAAAAATAATAATGATAATTAATGAACTAAATAATATTAATTTTGCGATACATTCTAGAAAGCCCGTTTATTTTATCGTAAATATGATAAATAATGTAATAAACGAAATATCACAATTAACTACCATTTCCATAGGTAATAATATAATAAGTTCATTAATAGGAATTATAAATACGATTCAAAAACGAAAATACAATCAATTTGCCATTAATTCTATCAACAATATTATTACACAATTACGAATGTACATATAATCTGTAATCACACCAATACTAAATAATGAAACTATCTAGCAAACAAGCAATGTATTATATATATGAAATATAATACTTTGACTATCTTAATTATTATTTTCATAATTTACATACTGTTCTACATGGTCGAATTTGATGAGAACATAGTAGATTCCATTCTGATGCGATCTATTAAAAAAGATGGTTTTTGTGTGTTATACAATCCAATTTATGGAAACAATGAAATAGTATTAAAAGCCGATATATTAAAACAGCTACCTAAAGATTACGTTTTCATCGATTATGTATATAAAATAAATAACGTTTCTCTGTCCACATTTCATAGAGATGTAACATCAAGTCAGAATAATTACAAAACTAATTATCCGGTGTACACAGCTATATTATACAAATACAATGGGGATTTGTTATCATTATGTCCAGCAAGTAATAGAACATACCCATTTGCATGGTCGCATATTTACAATATAACTGGTAACTCAGGAACTGTATTTTTGTTTAATTGTGATCTTTTACATGCTGGTCAAATAAATAATTGCAGAGAACGAGAAGTCATTCAATACAAATTGTGTCACAAATCTGACTTAATTAAGCTAGAACATTTGAAAGGAATAAGAACACATAAAACAGATATTTGTTCTAATTCATTTTACAATCAAGTAATGCGGAAATTATCCTACTATTTTGAATTTCCTATTAATTATATTTTCTATCCAATAATGATAAAGAGAGAAAATACGAATACGATTATTGGATCATTGCAAAGCTTTATTCCACTATCTTATTACAATAATACGTGAATTATTTTTTTGAATTATATTGTGATCTTTTCATCAAAGATTTGGAAAACATCCTTATCGTGACTAATAATGATAATGGATTTCTTATATTTCTTGAACTCCTTTATGATTCCTATTAATTCTGCTTTTAACTCAGGATCAAGAGCATTGGTGGGCTCATCTAAAATTAAAATCTGTGTAGGATTAATAAGGCCACTAATAACATTTACTACCTGGCGTTGTCCACCAGAAATCTTTTCACCTAGTGATCCAGTTTTCTTATTATGAATATCAACATCGCGGTACAACTTGGCAATCTTAGGGTATTTCAAGATTTCATCCATATGACTTTTACATTTATCCAAATCTTTGCAACCATAGAGCATATTATCTACAATAACTTTATCAAATAATTTGGAATTTTGATTCACGTAGGTAACATGCTCACGAATATAATGGGGATCAATCTCTGTAATTTCAACATCATCTATGTAAATATTTCCACTTGCAGGTTTATACATCTTAATTAATAATTTTGCCAAAGTTGACTTTCCATTACCGGATAGACCAGTTATTCCTATTATATTGTTGTCCATATTTATGGTAAGATTAAGATTGTCAAATATATATTTATCTGATTTAGGATAGTTATAACAGATGTTTTCAAATCGAATTGTATCAAAATTTACATTTACAGGTTTATATATTTTTAACTCAGTTATCTCATTGTTACCCAACATCTTCTTGAATTCGTCAATAATATAAACCAAACGTCCAGTAAATTCCAAAATCTCAGGTATTTCATTCAATATATCATTCATCTTATCTCTATAAAATAACAAAATTGTAAAGAATGTTACGAAAATAGTAGAATCCATTCTCTTTTCCATGCATAAATGAATCATATAAGACATACATAAAAACATAATAATATGAACAGCTGTATTCAAAACAAATGAATGTGTGTTCATCAAATGGTAAAAATCAGTAGTCAATTTTATATTGGTATCGGTTTTCTCCTTATAAATGTCCATCTCAGCAAGAGCCTGTCCTCTGTAAACAACTTTATCTATGTTATTTAAAATGTTAATGATGTATTTCTCATTATCATTTACATTGGTTTCTTGTTTGTTTTTAGAATCCAACATCTCATTCCAGAAGAAATAAATGTAAAAAAAGATCATTATATTAGAAATAATAAAGAAAAATCCTAGATTTAGATTTTTGTAAAGGAAATATGCAGCAATCATAGATAAGAATGAAATGGTAGGAATAATTACTAAAAGAGTTGTAGTAAAAATGATGTAACTTGATACAGAAATACGGGTAATAGGTGTAATAAATTCTATGAAATTAACATCGCTGAAGTTCTCATTATTTGTCATTAAAATAATCTTCAAAATCTCACGTTTTACCCATTGAGCCATTTTAGTTAACAACGTATTTTGTAAATAATTAGTAATAGCATAAATAATAATAAATGCAACAGAAATGGCTACAAAATAATAGAAATATTGGTATGTTAAATCAAAATTTCTTTTTTCTATACCTTTAATTACGTTAGCAGTAATGTACGCAATACCATTGATTCTCAAAATATTTTTCAATAAATTAAAGAAAACTACTAACCCTGAATTAATGTACTCTTCAGAAAAAAACTTTTGTAGTAAAAAAAGTATTATGTTCATCTATAAATTCAATATATATTTTTATTCTTCAAAAATATTTATTTTTCATTACATGGTCTAAACTAATGAATTATATGTAAATTAATTTATTAGTAAAGCCATAAACTAATGAATTATATGTAAATTGTAAATTAATTTATTAGTAAAGCCATAAACTAATGAATTATATGTAAATTAATTTATTAGTAAAGCCATAAACTAAGATTGGGTTACTTTGAGGGAATATATTTTATAAGTTTATATATATATTATGGAAAACAAGGAATTACCATCTTTAGTGACACTTGAAACAAAACCAAAATTAACAGAGAAACCTATAGTAAAAATAAATTTCCAGGGTCTAAAACCTAAAGTAGATGAACAAGAAGAAGAGAAGAAATCGGTAGTTAAAATCGTGAATAAAAGAAAGGGAGCAGATTACAGAAAAGCTATTTTTGATAGATTATATGCGAATAAAATTAACACAGGATATGTTTCAGTCGTATCTGAATTAAAGTCTCAAAAACCTATGCCGGTTATTGAAGAAAAAGAAGAAAAGGGTGAGCCTTTAAAAACAGGTAAAAAATTAGTTATTCGAAATGTTGAATTCAAAATTCCTTCCAAAAAGGAGGAGGTTATTGAAGAAGAAGAGGAAGATGAAGAAAAATCTGTAAAACAGGATGAAATTGAAGAACAATCGGTAAAGCAGGATGAAGATGAAGAAAAATCAGTCGAACAGGATGAAGTTGAAGTTGAAGATGAAGAAGCAGGATTACGAAAATTGGTAGAAGCTACTGAGAAAACGGTTGAAGTAGCAGAAGAGAAAACAGAAAAAGCTAAACGAGGTAGAAAACCTAAAGATAAGGGTAAAGTAGAAGAAAAAAATGAATTACTGGTTGACTTAACCACCGCTGTATTAAACAATACCAAAGTTACAGATCGACTACCAAAAGAGAAAGAAAAGCGTGTTCTTGCAACCTCGACATTTTACATGAACAATCGTAAAATTTTTATTCAAAAGTTAAGTGAAATATTTAAAAATTATAGAATTGATTTACAGAAAAACGAAAATTCTATATCATGCGAAAACCGTTCACAAAATGATAACTTTGATTTGCTTACCCATCAAAAAGTTGTAAGAGATTATCTAAGTTTGTACACACCTTATAGAGGATTATTGCTTTACCATGGATTAGGATCTGGTAAGTGTCATAAAATAAATACACCCATAATGATGCACAATGGATCAATAAAAATGGTTCAAGATATTCAAGTTGGAGATTTTCTAATGGGTGATGATTCAAAACCACGAACTGTATTATCTTTAGCAAGAGGTGTTGATAAAATGTACGAGGTTTGTCCAGTTAAAGGAGATAAATACACAGTAAATCAAGAGCATATATTATGTTTGAAAGCATCTGGATTTCCGAAATTCTCTAGAAACAATCATAAATCAAATACAAATTATAATATCCAATGGATTGAAGAAAATAAATTCATGTCCAAAACTTTTACGTTTAATAAAGAGAATGAAGTAGACAAACAAAAAGAAGCAAATTCATTTTTTGAAAATATAAAAGCAAATCCAGAAACAAATAACAATGTTTATGAAACATCCATAAATGATTATTTAAAGTTATCTGACAAAATGAAAGGATTTTTAAAAGGTTACAAGGTAGCTTTAGATTTTGATGAAAAACAATTACCCATCGATCCCTACATGATTGGCTATTGGTTAGGAGACGGTACATCATCAAGATCAGAAATAACATGTCAAGATTCAACAGTAATACATTATTATGCCCAAAATTTAAAAAAAT